TTTTGCTTGAGTATTCCCTGACAAACAGAAAAAGTTTTGGGAACAAGTTTTTCTTGGATTTCAGGGAAAAAATCACTTGTTCCAACGTAAAAGCGGCTTTTCGTATTTTGCTTGAGTATTCCCTGACAAACAGAAAAAGTTTTGGGAACAAGTTTTTCTTGGATTTCAGGGAAAAAATCACTTGTTCCAACGTAAAAGCGGCTTTTCGTATTTTGCTTGAGTATTCCCTGACGGTCACGTGACAAACAGAAAAAGTTTTGGGAACAAGTTTTTCTTGGATTTTTGGGAAAAATTCACTTGTTCCAACGTCAGTGCGGCTTTTCGTATTTTGCTTGAGTATTCCTTGACAAACAGAAAAAGTTTTGGGAACAAGTTTTTCTTGGATTCCACGGAAAAAATCACTTGTTCCAACTTCCGTGCGGCTTTTCGTATTTTGCTCGAGTATTCCCTGACAAATCACGTGACAAACAGGAAAAGTTTTGGGAAAACACTGTTTTGTGTGTTTGACGTACCGGATTTCCTAAAGTTTGTGAAAACATTGTTTCTTTGTGTGACACACCGGATTTCCTAAAGTTTGTGAAAACATTGTTTCTTTGTGTGACACACTGGATTTCCTAAAGTTTGTGAAAACATTGTTTCTTTGTGTGACACACCGGATTTCAGAGCAAAAAGTGTAAACGTTTTGCAACATTTCCAGAGCAAAAAAGTGTAAACGTTTTGCAACATTTCCAGAGAAAAAAGTGCAAAAAAGTGTAAACGTTTTGCAACATTTCCAGAGCAAAAAGTGTAAACGATTTGCAACATTTCCAGAGCAAAAAGTGTAAACGTTTTGCAATATTTCCAGAGCAAAAAAAAGTGCAAAAAAGTGTAAAGTTTTGCAACATTTCCAGAGCAAAAAGTGTAAAGTTTTGCAACATTTCCAGAGCAAAAAGTGTAAAGTTTTGCAACATTTCCAGAGCAAAAAGTGTAAACGTTTTGCAACATTTCCTTAGCAAAAAAGTGTAAACGTTTTGCTTCAAGTTTCCAACGTTTTCCTCGCCGTTTGCTACGCGTTATCGTTGTTGTCATGACAATTTCTGTGGCTATTTTCCGTAGTGATGACAATTTCTGTAGCTATTTTCCGTAGTCATGACAATTTCTGTGGCTATTTTCCGTAGTCATGACAATTTCTGTGGCTATTTCCCGTTGTCATGACAATTTTTGTTGGGTTTTTGCATTGTCATGACGATTTCGATCCACAACTGCGTATAAAATGGTCCGCATTTTCGCTACCATACTCATAACCATGCCTGCTCCAGTCATTTCTACTCCGCCAGCTGCTTTTATGGCTTCGACTGCTTTAGCTCCTTTTTCGGCTGGAGCCATGATGTCGACGACGACGTTTTCATCGTTGACATCTTGCGATTGCTGTCCTTATTTAAATTCTTTGGGTGAGTTTACTGTTGTTTTGCTGCTATGTTGAACTTTTACTTATCTGTGTGTATCTGTGTGTATGTGTGTGTGTGTAGGGTTTTCGCGATTTCGTTCCCCTTTTTTCAAGTATTTCATGTCGGTGGACAATCGAGCGAAAACCATCGACTCGTCCGCCGCCTCGTGTGGCTTCTATCAATCACATTCTGCTTACGTAGTTTTTAATTGCTTGAAATGTCTCAAATCCCAATTGCAATGTCTCTATATATTTCCCTATAAATCGACGCCCATCTTTTTTAAAGTCTGCAACTGCGGCATGACGGGAATTTCGACGCAGATTGTAGGTGAAATGTTTATGATGGAATCATTCGGTGCCATGTTGCAAGCCACCGTGAAAGACATTTGGATCCAGAAATTATGTATTTACTGTGGCAACGTTGACTCTCATTCGTCGAGTTGTATTTTTTACCAACACGTGCCAGGTAAAAAGTCTCGCTCGACGTGCGTCGTTTGTTTCGAAGCCGCCACCATTCTTTTTCCCTGCAAACATGTCGTTTGTTGTCCCAATTGTGCTCTAAATGTCGACCACTGTCCGCTCTGTCGCCAACCTGCTGATTATTTTAAAATTTTAACTTTTTAGCCTATCCGATGCAGATGAATCATCCGGCGTGGGCCAAATTTGAATTGCGCTTCATCTCTTATAACAGAGATCCCAATTATTTGCATTTAGCTTCTAAAGGCTTTTTTCGTCACGCTTCGTGCAACGAAAACGTTTGCTTTGTCTGCAACTCTATCGATGAACACGCCCTTTTTTGTCCTCTGCACGACCAACGTACGCGAATCTCGGTGAATGACGCCACTCTTTGCGACGAATGTCCCAACACTGCAGACACCGTTCTCCTACCGTGCGGATGTTCGTTTCTCTGCGCCACCTGCGCTTGTCAGTACGGCATCTGCCCTCGCTGCAATACCAATATTACCGCTTTTGTTACGGTTTTTTTGAACGATGAATGAAAATTTTTTTTCTCAATAAACGAGTTGCATCATGAATACTATTTACTGCTTTTCTCTCGATAAAATGTTTGCTTCTTTTTTTAATAATGTCGCTACAGCCATTAACAGTCTAACTAATAAAGATTTTGAGTACTTTTGGAAACGCGGTCTCTATCGCCTAGTTCCTCTCACCAAGGGAGGCTTTGGAGCCATTTACGAATTAGAAATCAACGGTCACAAGGTGGTAGACCGCAAACAAGCTGATGTCATCGTCAAAATGAACAATAACGGTTTCAAACAATCGGCTCTTTTGTTTGAAGGCGTTTGGTTGCTCGACTTTGATTTGGCTGAAATTTATTTTTGCCCATTCATTTCCTATTTGAACAAAATGAAAGTCTGTCCTTTTCTCTGCAACTACATCAGTGCCAACATTGTCGACAAAGATTACGTTCTCTTCATAGAACGCTACTCGTATGAAGTCATGACTTTTTTACCGCATCTCACCGTCGACTACGTCATTCAATTTCTTTTCCAGTTAACCTATTCTTTTTACATTATCAAGCAATATTTGGGAATGGTACACTTTGATGTTCATTTACGTAACGTGATGGTGGCCAAATCGACGTCGTCATTTCTTTTGGCCGACGCCAATAAAAAACGAGGCATTTATCTGCCTCACATGGCATATGAAGCGAGGTTGATCGACTTTGGATTTTGCACCATGGATTTGCGACACAGTATCGATCCTCATTTGAGAGGCGATTTCCAGTGTGCGCCGCACAATTTCAGTCGAACACCAGCCATATCGGAACTCTTCAAGACAACTAGAGACACTCGCTCTAAACTGCTCACTGTAGAAATACAATATTTCTGTTTACATCTCTATCAGATTATCGCTCGTCAAGCACCTCAGCATCCCATTTTAAAAGCCATTCAACAATTTTGCGATTGCATGTACGACCAGGTGGTCGATTTGACTCAACCCGCTCTCCAACGCGATCGTTTCATTTTGCCGCAACACGACGTCGGTGTCGTCTGCGCGGCCATACGTAAACCCAGCGATCTCATTGTCGGGCTCGAACGCTATTGTCATTTGTACGGCAGTGTCATTTACGACAAGGAAAGCGATCTTCAAATATCGACGCCTTTCAAAAACACGACCGTTGTCAAGGAAAATGCCAAACTCGTTTTGAACGTCAACAAATTGCACGTCTATAAAAACTATCAAAATTTTATAAAAACATCCATACCGGATATTCGCTGGTTTGAATCCACTTTTACCGTCATAGAAAACACTTATGGTCACGTTTACAAATTTCCCATCAATTGTTGGGTCGATAAAATCTCTAGCGACCGTTCGCCTTACAACGCCATTTCCATCTTCAGAAAAGATGTACCCTACAATATTCGTAATGCTTATTTGACGCATCACGGTGCTCGCGTCACGTTTCACGTCAATCGGCGTACGGAAGACTTTTCAAACTCGTTTTACGCAGGTAAATTTCTCTTCATCAAAGGTACACTGTACGCTTGCGAACATTTGCCTCCGCTCATGTTTGGTCTTTCTGATGATTACTTTTGTATTTTCAGTTTCAAATCGGACAAGTGTAAATACGTCGAGAAAATTATCCAACTTCATCACCTCAACTATCTTATCGATGCTTCCAATGCGTGCGGTTTTCACTATCAAGGAGATCCTATTTACGGACACATGACCACGAAAAAACCTCTATTTTATATTTCGATTAATAATGAATAGAGTTTCATAAAAAAATTATTTCTATGAAACTGTTTTAGTCGGATTGTCTCATTACCATTAAATTAATTGTATATATCAATAAATGAATGAAACGGCTAAATTAGCTCTCTTTGTGGCTTTGGTTATGTTGGTATTATCTGGGGCTATTTACACTAGCGCCTACTTTAAAAAGACTGGTCCCGAAGGTCAAATGTTGAGTTTAGTTCCCGATCGGGTCGTCGTCACCGATCCCGTGACTGGTGCTCTCATTTCGTCGTCGGTGAAAACCAAAGAACTCGCCGAATGTTGCCCTCAAAAAATCATCAATGACACGACGGCTAGTTTGACCAACACGTTCAGCAGTAGTTTTACCGACAAGAATTTTCTGCGACGAACTAAATTGGAACCGGGCGCCATTTTAGTCGCCGATGCCGTCGGCAACGTTTCCAGTTCACAAATCGGTATTCCTTTCATCACGTCGTGTTGCGAAAGTATTAAAGCGTTAATCGACGACGTTCAGCCTAAATCCGATGGTCTTTACAGCAGTTTGAAAACGGATGCCACGTACGTTAAAAAACCGGAAACAAGTGTCACCCAACGACCAGTCACGTACAACGCCTATACTGGCGCACTGGAAATGGTGACATTGCCGGCCAATAGTATTTTATCGACCGATACCAACGGCGATATCGTTACCACACCCTACAGTTTGCCTTCGTGTTGCGATAAAATCAAGGACACGATCGTCGACTACACTACCACGTTCAGTTCCAATTATATTGATACCAATTACCAACGACGAGCTGTCGCCGGTTCTCAACATTTACTCATGATGGACGACTACGGAAATTTAGTCGACAGCGGACTGACGCCCACTATCGTCAATGCGTGCTGCGAAACGGCTCGCAACGCTTTGTCGCCGAGCAATATTATTGACGGCGGTGGCAACGCGTTGTACAGCGCTCCCAAGATAGACGCCACGTTTCAAAAGAAAACCACGGCTCCGGCTAACGCTCTCCTCATGCCCGATGCCAACGGCAATCTGGTTGACAGTGGATTGACGCCGGCGGCTATTCAAGCGTGTTGCACGCAAGCTGCCAACGCCGCTTCTGACTCGCTACTCAAATCAGATATCGTCGACACGTCCCTCTCGGCGACTAAATTGTATTCGTCTCTGAAAATTGACGACACGTTCCAGAAGAAAGCTATCGCTCCTGCCAATGCTATCGTCGTCGTCGACGCTAAAGGCGATCTCGTCGACAGCGGGTTCACTCCACAATTTCTTCAAAATTGTTGCGCTCAAGCCGCTACCGGTTCAGCCAATGGACTCATGAAATCAGATATCGTCGACACGTCCACGGCCACCGACAAATTGTATTCGTCCAGCAAAATCGATGCCACGTATACCAAAAAGACGACAGCGCCAGCCAACTCGCTACTCATGCCCGACGCCAACGGTAATCTGGTCGACAGCGGTCTCACGCCTTTGGCTATTACCACGTGTTGCACGGCCGCTATAACAGCCGCCAATGAATCGTTGAAAATTGTCGATATCGTCGACACGTCTACGGCTACCGATAAACTTTATAGTTCTTCGAAAATTGACATGACGTATCAAAAGAAAACCACCGCTCCAGCCAATGCTTTACTCATGCCCGACGCCAACGGTAATTTGGTGGACAGTGGACTGACGCCTAGTGCCATACAAGCGTGTTGCACGCAAGCCGTTGGCGCTGCTACCAATTCCTTATTGAAAACAGATATTGTCGACACATCGACATCTACCGATAAACTTTACAGTTCTTCCAAAATCGACATGACGTATCAAAAGAAAACGACAGCACCAGCCAATTCGCTTCTCATGCCCGATGCCAACGGCAATCTAGTGGACAGTGGCCTAACTCCTACCGCCATCCAAGCGTGCTGCACGCAAGCTGTTAATGCTGCTACCAATTCCTTATTGAAAACCGATATTGTCGACACGTCGACATCTACCGATAAACTCTACAGTTCTTCTAAAATAGATGCTACGTTTACCAAAAAGACGACGGCGCCAGCCAATGTGTTACTCATGCCAGATGCCAATGGTAATCTGGTCGACAGCGGCATTACGCCGGCTTTCATCAGTGCTTGTTGCCAAGAAACGGCTGACGCTAGAATTGGCGTTTCCAATGCTTTGATGAAAAGCGATATCGTCGACACTTCCACTTCGGCTACTAAACTCTATTCGTCAAGTAAAATCGATGCCACCTATCAAAAGAAAACGACCGCTCCAGCCAATTCGTTGCTCATGCCCGACGTCAATGGAAATTTAGTCGACAGTGGCCTCACTCCTACAGCCATCCAAGCGTGCTGCACGCAAGCTGTCGGTGCCGCCACCAATTCCTTACTGAAAACCGATATTGTTGATACATCGACATCTACTGACAAACTTTACAGTTCGTCCAAAATCGATGCTACGTATAGCAAAAAAACGACAGCGCCGGCCAACTCGCTTTTGATGCCTGACGCCAGCGGCAACCTAGTGGACAGCGGATTGACACCAGCCGGTATTCAAGCGTGTTGCACGCAAGCTGTCAATGCCGCCACCAATTCCTTATTGAAAACCGATATTATTGACACGTCGACATCTACCGATAAACTCTACAGTTCATCCAAAATCGATGCGACGTATCAAAAGAAAACCACGGCGCCGGCCAATACGTTACTCATGCCCGACTCTAACGGTAACTTGGTCGACAGCGGCATCACTCCGGCTTTCATTAGCGCCTGCTGCCAACAAACCACCAACGCTACTACCGCTGTGGCCAACGCTTTATTGAAAAGTGATATCGTCGACACGTCCACTTCGGCTACCAAACTTTATAGTTCTTCTAAAATCGATGCCACGTATCAAAAGAAAACCACGGCGCCAGCCAACGCAATCTTGGTTCCCGATGCCAACGGCAACCTAGTCGACAGTGGACTGACACCGACAGCCATCCAAGCGTGCTGCACGCAAGCTGTCAGTGCCGCCACCAATTCCCTACTTAAAACCGATATTGTCGACACGTCCACGGCCACTGACAAACTCTACAGTTCGGCTAAAATCGATGCGACGTATACCAAAAAGACGACAGCGCCAGCCAACTCGCTGCTCATGCCCGACGCCAACGGTAACCTAGTGGACAGTGGACTGACACCGACAGCCATCCAAGCTTGTTGCACGCAGGCAGTCAGTGCCTCTACCAATTCCTTATTGAAAACCGACATTGTCGATACGTCCACATCGACTACCAAACTTTATTCGTCGAGTAAAATCGATGCTACTTATGCCAAAAAGACGACCGCGCCAGCCAACTCGCTTTTGATGCCTGACGCCAGCGGCAATCTAGTGGACAGCGGGCTGACACCAGCCGGTATTCAAGCGTGTTGCACGCAAGCTGCCAGTGCTGCCGCTAATTCGCTTTTGAAAACAGATATCATCGACACGTCCACTTCCACGACGAAACTCTATTCGTCAAGCAAAATCGATGCCACGTATCAAAAGAAAACGACAGCTCCGGCTAATGCTTTGCTCATGCCCGATGCCAATGGTAATTTAGTCGACAGCGGCATCACGCCGGCATTCATTAGCGCCTGCTGCCAACAAACCAGCAACGCCACTACAGCTGTAGCCAATGCCTTATTAAAAAGTGATATCGTCGACACGACAACGTCCACTAGCAAACTTTATAGTTCTTCCAAAATCGATGCCACCTTTCAAAAAAAGACGACAGCGCCGGCCAACGCAATCTTGGTTCCCGATGCCAGCGGCAACCTAGTGGACAGCGGATTGACACCAGCCGGTATTCAAGCGTGTTGCACGCAAGCTGCCAGTGCTGCCACCAATTCCTTATTGAAAACCGATATTGTCGACACGTCCATTTCGGCTACTAAATTGTACAGTTCATCCAAAATCGATGCCACGTATCAAAAGAAAACGACAGCACCGGTCAATGCTTTGCTGATGCCCGACGCTAGCGGTAATTTAGTCGACAGCGGACTGACACCCACAGCCATCCAAGCGTGCTGCACGCAAGCTGTCAGTGCCGCCACCAATTCCCTATTGAAAACCGATATTGTCGACACGTCCACATCAGCGACGAAACTCTATTCGTCGAGCAAAATCGATGCCACCTATCAAAAGAAAACTACCGCGCCAGCCAATGCTTTGCTCATGCCTGACGCTAGCGGCAACCTAGTGGACAGCGGCTTAACACCGACGTTCATCAACGCGTGTTGCACACAAGCTTCCAACGCGTTGACGGCCAGCACAAACGCTCTAGTGAAAACGGATATCGTCGACACTTCGACATCGGCTACTAAATTGTACAGTTCAACCAAAATCGATGCCACCTATCAAAAGAAAACGACAGCTCCTGCTAATTCTATTCTCATGCCGGACGCTAGCGGAAATTTAGTCGACAGTGGCTTGACGAAAACATCTATCGAAGCGTGCTGCACGCAAGCCGCTAATGCCGCTACCAATTCCCTATTGAAAACCGATATCGTCGACACTTCGACATCGGCTACCAAACTCTATTCGTCGAGCAAAATCGATGCCACCTATCAAAAGAAAACCACCGCGCCAGCCAATGCTTTGCTCATGCCTGACGCCAACGGCAACCTAGTGGACAGCGGCTTGACACCGACGTTCATCAACGCGTGTTGCACGCAAGCTTCCAACGCTCTAGCTACAAGCAATAACTCTTTACTAAAAACCGATATTGTCGACACGTCCACATCCGCTACGAAACTGTATTCGTCTAGCAAAATAGATGCCACGTATCAAAAGAAAACTACGGCTCCCGCTAATGCTATTCTAACGCCAGACGCTAGCGGTAATCTAGTAGATAGTGGTTTGACGAAAACATCTATAGAGGCGTGTTGCGCTCAGGCCGCCAATGCCGCCACCAACTCTTTGTTGAAAACGGATATCGTCGACACGTCCACGTCAGCCACGAAATTGTATTCGTCCAGCAAGATCGATGCCACTTTCCAGAAAAAGACGACGGCTCCGGCCAAAGCTCTGCTGATGCCCGATGCTAGCGGTAATTTAGTCGACAGCGGTTTGACTCCCACGTTTATCAACGCGTGCTGCACGCAAGCTTCCAACGCTCTCGCTGCTAGCAATAATTCGTTGTTGAAAACGGATATCGTCGACACGTCCACTTCTGCCACGAAATTGTATTCGTCCAGCAAAATCGATGCGACCTATCAGAAAAAGACGACGGCGCCGGCTAACGCTCTGCTGATGCCCGATGCTAGCGGTAATTTAGTCGACAGCGGCTTGACTCCCACATTTATCAACGCGTGCTGCACGCAAGCTTCCAATGCTCTCGCCGCCACCAACAACGTCCTCTTGAAATCCGATATTAAAGATTCCGGCTTATTGGGTGCTCCGTCTACCACTTCATTGTGGTCATCTAGTAAAATAGATTCGACTTTTCAAAAGAAATCGACGGCTCCGGCTAATACGTTGTTGATGTTGGATGCTAATGGTAATTTAGTGGGTGCCGGTTTCACTTCCGCTCAGCTTGAAACGTGCTGTTCGACTTCCAATCAAAGCGCGACTTCAACCAGTTTGTTGTATCTCCAGTACACCAACGTGTTTGCTTATTTTAATGCTGTAGCCAATACGTGGACTTTGGCGTCGTACTTTACCAAACGTTACGACACTACCGGCGGCTGGTATGCTAGTGGAAAATTTCAACCTAAAAAAGCCGGCGTGTGGTCGATTCGCGCGACTGCTTGGGCTCCTCGAACATTGGGCGGTAATCGTATTCATTTTTGTTTGGCTCAAAATGCGGCCATGAATCCCTTGTGGCAAGACGTCAATTCGTGGAATAATTCCACGCAAAGTAATTTGACAACATTTACGGCTAAAGTCGACGCTATTTTTGTTTTGAATGGATCCACCGATTACGTGTCGGCGTATTTTATGACCAATTCGTTGCCGCAGGATTTCGACGTTTTGGAAAATTGCAACATGTTTCAAGCCTACTATTTAGGTGGCGCTTAGATTCAAATCACTTTCTGAGAGATTCGAATCTTTATTCTATCGAAGGAAACGACGTCAATTCACTCGTGGTCAAACTTGTACTACTACTGCTACTGCCATTATTTCTGACTCGTTGAATGATTGTTCCCAGTAATCCGCCGATAATCATAGTGATTCCTACGTAGAGCAACCATTGGTATCTATCGGTAGTTTTAACAGCGGTAACGTCAACGGCGGCCAATTGAACGACTCCTTGCGGGTAAAACTGAAATTTACATCCGTCGCCGCTCTTGTAGAAAGTGATTTCGGGCACTTGTTTGGCGACGGTGCCACCCGTTTCCGTCAGACGAGCGTCGACGACGCGACACGATGACGATTTCAGGCACGCATCCATGGCTTGCCGAACGATAGTCGTCCTTGGAACGCTACCGTCCACATTACCGGTACAGGTGTCTCTGAACGGTCGCGTGTAATTGGACGATTTCATGTACGTTTTTCCTAGGGTAAAGTACAAGGCAAAAAACACGCCTCCGATGGCGATCATGAGAGGAAAAACGAAACGCAAAGCGTTGGACGTGACTCGCGCCGCGACCAGCACGGGCACGAGCACGAAAGCCAAAACGGCCGCCGCTAACCAGGCCAAATTGAAACCTTCCAATTTCGATTCGGCTTCCTGATTCAATCGTTGTTGCACGTCGTCGATGGCTTTCACGCCGAGCACGCTTTTCAGCGCGCACTTGTCGAATATTTCGCTCATCTGACTCAGAACGTTGTTGGTAATGTTGACGCTACCTTTGACGTTCTTGATGGTGATGCTTTGCACGTTGTTGGCGTTCAACACGCACGATTGACGGATAGCGTTGTTGATGGTCGTTTGGCTTTTCACGATAGATTCTGCCGTATTCTTGGCATCGTCAAAAGTAAAAAAATTCAATCCGCTCACCAACGATTTCGCCAATTGATCGAGTTGCACGCCGATTCTTTTTTGCGAATCGACATTACTGATGCTGTCCATCAATACCGTCATGTTGACTTTGGCCGTTTGCGTGATGGTGTTGCCGCTAATGTTGACATCGCCACCGCTACCGTCGACGCTGATGATTTGCGTGTTACTCGTACTAATGGTGCTCGTCTGTACCGTTTCAGCGGCTATTTTCGAATAGATATCTACGACTGCTTTAGCTACGTTAGTCGATTTAGCATTTCCCATTTATTATGCTTCTTTTACAACAAGGAAAATATTTTTTCTAATGTCAATGGATTCAAGAAATTTTCATAGTGATCCATGCACGTTTTCCAATTGTTCGGTCCGCATCCGGTGGCTTTGAATTGATCCGTCTTGTCCTGGCGCACGCGGTAACCGTACCACGCTCCGACTTTATCGGTTGACGCCGCGTCTTGATTGGCATCTTCCTTCCAGTGGCACTCGACGACGCAATCCGTTTCCTCGCCACGATACTCGCTGCACGGTGTGAATTCGACCAGAAAATAATTGGCGTCTGTATCGGGAGGCGTGTCGTTCAATTCGTCGTACTGCGCTCGAGCAATGAGGCACCAACATTTGCCGTCTTTGATGTAGAAATCGACCGTGTCGTTGGACTTTTTGTATTTGTACACGGGACTTTTGCCGTGAACTCGCGTTAAAATGAAGCCCTCATCGACGCTATCGTAATGATCTCGAATGTAATTGAACGGGTACGACGTAAAGACGCAATTGTTGAGAAATAGGATCTTGTTGTCGACCAATTTTTTCAGGGAATCGTGTCGTTTCGTGTAATCCACTCGAAAACTGTTGGTCTCAAACAGATAAATAACGTCGTCTTTGTTTTCGTCGCCTTTGATGTATTCGCCGTAGGCCACGAATTCCATGTGAGGAAACGTCGGCACTTGGCACACTCTCTTTTCGTTGATGTCGTACGCGTATCCGTCTCCGTTGATGGCCACCAGTTCTCCATCACGTTTCTTGGTCACGCCGTACAAACCGTGAATGGTCGGTACCGTAGCGGCAGTCAATGAGAAGGGTTTCTTGAAGAAGCGAAACAACATTGTGTGCAGTGTGTTCAGAGGATACTGTTAAACTTCCAACCTAGCGATTTAAAGATAGTTTTGCAAATTTTATCTGTCAATAGTTTTCTTTCATTGGATTTTATCAACATGAAATGATCAGCGTGAACGTTGATATTGTGATGCTTTAGTAGTAAAAATAAGATGTATTGTGTATTAAAATTTTTCTTATTCAATTCCTTGAAATTCTTCAACTCCATATTGATGATGTCAAATTCTTGCAAGAGCTGCTCTTCAATGAAGGAAATGTCGCACGGAGGTTGACCCGTAATCAAATGGTGAATCAACACGTAGTCGTCATAGTACTTACTGTAGCCTAAATTTTTCATAATCATACACACGTGACTGAGACTGATGGTCGTCAACCGATAGTCGCTCAAATGGTTACTAATATTTTCTAAAATAGTTGGAGGTATAGTGTTCTTTTGTTTACCCTGAAAACGTATCATGCAGTCGCGAAAATGTTGGTTTCGATCGTAAATGTATTTGGGATTGACGCGCGTCGTGTCCGTATTGCTCGACTGTATAAAGTAGACTTTCTCCGATTTGCACGTGTAGCAAATGTTGACTGTTTCGTCGAAAAAGTAGCCGAGAGTCGAACCGCAATACTGGCACGTGTTCGGATCGTCTTTTTGCTGATCGACCACTTTGACGTTGTAGTAGTACTTTTTGTAGCAATCAAAAATTTCCCAAAAATTTTTCACCACGTACGTTTTACGCGCGTGATGCTGCTGCTTGGTGCCGTCCTCTTTCTGGAAGAACGTGTTCACCGTCGGCATTTGCATCAGCTGCACGTACTCTTTGAGAATCGAACGAATTTCTACGAAATAGAAACGAATAAAATTAATATTTTTAATGGTGGTACGAATCTCGTCCAGATCGTCAATCAAGTGACTGCGAACGCGTTCCGAGAGCCACGGTTGCGACAGGTAGTCGCACACTTGTTGTTCGCGAGTCGTCAACCCTTCTAGCTGACTAATTTCCTCCTTAAAATGTGTTTCTATTTGTTTGTGAAATTCCAAGATATTATCCATCTTTACATCTAAACTAGGAATTTTTAATCAACAAAAATCTATTCTGGCGTTATAATAAATATATTATCAAAAAATGGCGCAATCGAATATCACTTCAGGATTTATTGATATTGCAACATTGGATGAGATCGAAAAGTACATGTACTCGGGACCCGATGCCATCGTTTACTTTGTCCGCTCCACCTTGAAATCGACTTGGTTCACTCAGATTCCCGTATTGTTGTCGCGCAACAACGGCAATGCCGGTTTCGGGCAAGAGTGGAGTGTCAGCGTCAGTCGCGCCGGTGACTACCTCATTCACGTGTGGCTTCGCGTCGTCGTTCCCGCCGTCACTCTCAAAATTACCAATAGCTTTGCCGCCAACGGTCGCCTTCGTTGGACCAAAAATTTCATGCACAATCTCATTCGAGAGACGAGCATTTCTTTCAACGATTTGTTTGCTCACACCATCCACAATTATCATTTGGATGCCTATTCTCAGTTCACTGTCGAAGCTAGTAAACGCGCCGCTTACGATCAAATGATTGGCAACATTGGCGACATGATCGATCCTCACGGTCCAGGAGACACTATTCCTAGTCAAACGCTCAATCTCGTTTTACCCTTCTTTTTCACTCGCGATGTTGGCGTCTCTCTACCCACCGCTGCCATCCCTTACAACGAGATGCACATTAATTTCCAGTTCCGCGACTGGAAAGAATTGCTCATTTTGGACAATGCAGCCGCCGCCGGAGCTCAAGTCAACGTGCCTGTTGTCGGTGTCGATATCGATGCCGCTCCCGTCTTGGAAAGCGTTCAAGTATGGGCCAACTACGCCATCGTCAGCAACAAGGAACGTATTCTGATGGGTAAATCTCAACGTACCATTTTGATTGAACAAGTTCAAATCGCTCCTCGTCAATCGTTCAATCCCAAAGCCAATCCAGTTCCTAGCTACGACGTTCGTTTCAATCACGCCGTCAAAGCCCTCTTTTTCCAGGTTCGCAATTCCACATTTGCCAATCAGTGGTCCAATTACACGACTGCCTCTCCCGTCGTCACTCCAACTACTACAGCTATCGATTACGAAAGCCGCTACGCTCGCGATCCCATCAAGCACACGACGCTCATCTACGAGAATTCCAATCGTTTTTCCAACATGGGTAGCGATTATTTCAGTCTAGTCAATCCCTACTATCACGCTCCAGCTTGTCCCACCGACACTGGCTACCATTTGTATTCGTATTCGTTGAAATTCAACGATCTCGATCCCATGGGCAGTACCAATTACGGTAAATTGTCCAACGTCAGCTTGGTGCCAGCTGCTAGCGATGACGCCATCATAGCCAGTAACGGCACAGGCCCCGTCTTGTCGGGCACCAATTTCGGTCAGACGTTCGAATTTATAGTCACCGTCATCGTCAACAATATTATCCGCATTGCCGGCGGTACAATGGGTTTCCCTGTTTTGTAAATTGAGAGTTTAAAAAGTGAGCTTGTACTAAGAAATTATTATATTATTATAATGAGTCTAAGATTGAAAAAAGAAAGATGGCAACCGGACCCGTTTGTGCCGCCTTTGACGTTGGAAGAAACGCGAGCCGCTTGCGCCGCATTGCACATTGTCGACTACCCGCAGGTGGAACGCGCCGTTCAAGATCCACCCATCGAAGGTCAAAAGTATGCTCTTTTTAGTTTTTTCCCAGCCGCTCCCGGCGGCATCAACAAGTACAACGTGTTGGCTTTCGCCAAAATTAGAGGCGTCTACGCCACCGAAGAAGAAGCGGCTACGGCTGCCAGAAAAATCATCAGAAAAACAGACAGTTGCAACAAGATTCACACCGTCGTCGTCGGTCGTCCTTTCCCCATCTGTGAAGCCATCATGGGTAAAGTCGTCGATAAGGTTGTTCTCGATGACGACTATCAACAGGCCGAAAAAGAGATGCGAAAACGCGCCGAGGCCAGCGAACAGGACACGACTCGAGAACTTCAAGATCGAACCAAAGCGCTACTGGACGACGTTGACGAAACCAAAGCCAAAGATCCCGTTGAAACGTACATTGTCAAACGCAACAAAATGGCCACCATCGCCGCTCTGTACACTCAACACTTGGAGCAAATCGAAAAATTTAAAACGATCATGATTAAAACTCATGGTGAAATTATCGAGTTGGAAACGCCTGAAATTCTCGCTTGCTACCAACAAGTTTACGACGCCAAATGTCAAGAATCAGGCATTGTCCCCGACGCCGTTATACAATCCTATTTTAAAACGATACCATCCTTTGATTTTTTAAATAATAAATGTTAGAAAGAAGTCAAATCATCGCCATAATAATAATTATGATTGTGACTCCTTGGCTCATGTGGATGACGATCCCTTTTGGTAGAGATGGCGGCAGTAGTCCGTCTCCAGGTGGTGGTGGTGGTGGCGGCGGAAGTCCTACTCCCGGTGGTGGTGGTGGTGGTGGCGGGGGTACCACTCCTCCGAAACCGGGTCCGACCCCGAACGGCGCGTTCCCCACGTCGCAAGAAATCATGTTTAAATCCAAAGAGGAATGTCAGACGAAAGGCGGTGTCTTGAACTGGGTCGGCGATTCGGTTTTGTTGACGTGCAACAATATCGTCCGTTTTGGACAGCCCGAATCGCCCATTTTCAATGAATTGGATCAAGTCAAAGCGGCTATCGCTTCGGGCGCTTTGAAACCGGCTACGGAAAAAGATCGATTGGTCGAATACTTTAAACTCGTCTATCCCAATTCACCGGCGACATCGTGGTCGTCGATGAGCGAAGCCGATCTCGTCGGTCGCTACCAAAAATTGGAAATCTACTACAAAATGCCTCCGGAAATTCAACCAGCCACGCCCATTACACCTCGTCGCGATGTGACGAATCAGTTTTTCCGCGTACCCAACGGCGTGACTCTCGATCAAGACGCCAATGTTTTGGGTCAAGTTGGACCCTATTTGGAAGTCATTCGTTTCGGACCCATGTACTCGTTTTTCGCCGACCCGACTCTTTTTGTCGGCACCTATTACTATCCCGTTCGCGGTTCGGGACTCTACTTGCCGTTGGGTAAAACCTTGGTGGCCTACAACAAAGTGCACGCCATGAAACTGTTGGGTGCCGCCAACGACCAAATCGTTTTGTACGGCGGTCGTGATTTCCAGTCGTTTTTGCGTCGCGATTCGGAATCGGCTGAATTTACAGCCGATGCTTTTGTCAGCGTGTGCGCCGTCAACAAACGAGCGACCAGCAACAATCCCGGTTGCGATAAAATCTTCAACTATTTTGCCAACACTATTCGCTACAAAGCCAAAGCTCTCGATCGACTCGTCGGCGAAATGGCCGCCGGTAAATCTCTGAGGTACGACACTCGAGCCGTCAACGGTGTCACTAAAAAGACGTTGGTCTACTACGGTTGCGGCGACACGGGCGATAAATTTCTGGCTCAATTGGCTCGCAATCGCGGCTACAATACGTTGCAATTTTTGCGCGAAGCTCAAATGGAATTGGACGGAGACGCCATCGTCGGCTATGAACTGTTGCATCTCGTCGAAAATGCCTACAGTCAAACGGCCCTCATGCGACTCGATCCCATGCGTATGCCATTGTACATGCCCGAGGGAACGACTCCGGCCATTCCACCAAACTATCTATTGACTAAAGATGTTATGAGCGTCGACGTGAAGGCCGTCATCAATTCAGAATTTAAACCGTTTAATCAAAAAGTCTTTGACATTGATCTCATTGTACAAGAACGAAATTCGAGAGCTCCAGCACCTCCGCCAAATCCAAATCCAGCACCTCCGCCAAATCCAAATCCAGCACCTCCGCCAAATCCAAATCCAGCTCCAGCTCCAGCTCCAGCTCCAAATCCAGCTCCAGTAGTCGTGGGCGCTTCTTGGGGTCGTCGTTATTAAAAAATTTCAAAAATATATAATGTGTTTTTGAAATTTAATCCGAAGAGTCTTCCGTATCCGAAGCCAAAACGCTAGTGATTTTACTAAACATCAGAGGAATGTCTCGCATGCCGTCGTCGGTCACGGTTGTCGACGACGTCGTGATGGTGGTCGAGGCGGCGGTCGTCGATCGTTGCTCTTTCAATTTCTTTTGGTGTTTGCTGCATTTCGTCGTGTTTCCGGAATTCTTTTGACCGCACTGTTGCCCGATACGTTGACCTTTGGTGAACGTGTGAGTGCACTTGTTGTCGTCGTTGACTAAAGTCGCTACAGTATCAGGGTCACTGCCATTCCACAACGTTCGCAGTTCCAATTCGTTCAGAGAATACCTGACAGATATTCTATCTATAAATGCGTCCACTGTATTTTGTTGTGCTTTAACCAAGTCATTGAGTAGTTCTAAAATGGTACTGACTAAATTTTCCGACATGGTGAACGTTTGATGCAACTTTCAAAACACGAGCGTTCGTCACCGTTTCAATTCCACGACTACTTGGCATTGTCAGCAACACAGCTTAAATAACCCACAATGGGTTTCTTTTTAGTTCCATGCGCTGGGCATCGTTTCAATGTCGAGACTGATTTACCTTTTTTTATTTCAGGTAAATGTAGAATAAATTATGAACAATTATCTGACGTATTCTCAGCTTCAGGGAAATCAACCTCTGAACAATAAAAGTATGGATAAAACCTCTCATTACGAAAAAGAAAAACCACCTCGTGACTACCCGCACGCTCACGGTCAACCGTTGACGCAAATGCCCCAGTTTTCCGATGTTCTCGCCCACTCACCGGCCAGACAATCGCATTCCATCATGGCGAAAGAAGTAGTTCCTCTGCATCCCGCTCATCCTGCAGCGCAACCCGTCAAACACACGGCCGTCGATAAAATCGTGCGGCAACATCGCAGCGACAACGACCACGGCGGCGAAGATTGTCCCATTTTCAGTCTCTACAAAACCGATTTGCAATTCAACAAGTACATTGCCGCCACGGTCGCTGCTGCTGCTCATCAAAATGTCTTTCCCGTCGAATTCGATTGGCGTCATCACGTGTCTCTTCCCGTCGCCCGTCATCAGGGAACGTGTGCCAACAATTTCGCCGTCACCGTCGTCTCGACTCTGCAAGATCGACGCATCGTTCACGGCGAACCCGCGTTCGACTACACACCTTGCATGAAATGTCACTCGGCCGAAGGTAATGCCGCGCAACTTGTCAGTCAATTGTCGTCGTCGACCACGCCGCGTTGCTCGTGTCTCTCTAAAATTCAAGCCACCGTCGACAATGTGCGCTGGCTGACGGACATTGACGCCATCAAACAAGCGATCGTCACTCAAGGACCCGTCATAGCCGGTATGTTGGTCTACTCCAATTTCTTGTCGGGTCATTTCGGTGAACACGGCATCTATCTCGATCGTGTCGTCACTCATCATCCGCACACCAAATTCGCGTCTCCCGCGTCTCTCGTCGGCGCCATCACGGTCGTCATCGTCGGTTGGGGTGTCGCCGCCGACGTGCAAACCAGTTCTTTCACCTACGAATCGGTTCCCTACTGGATTTGTCGCAACACTTGGGGCCCGCAATGGGGACCGAACGATGGCTACTTTAAAATCGCGACGCATCGTCACAATAAACATGTGCAACTCGAACGACCCTTTCATTACAAGCAAGCCCAGTGCGGTGGAGTGATCACGTTCGATTTACGTCCCCTAGCCAAAGAGTCGGCTTGGTCCACTTACGGCATTCCTATAGCTGTCGCCGTCCTACTTGTCGTAATGCTTTACGGAGTTAAATTGAAACTTAAAAGCGTGCGCAGAAGGTAAAAACGAAAACGAAATGTTTTGTCTATTTGAAAATTATTTATCGTCAAAAGATCGAGACGTTCAACCAGTCGACCATGTCGACGTTGAATGTCAGCACGTCTACTTTGAAAATAATGACGGGACATTTTGCAATCGTTGTCGTCAACAAATGACGTGTCAAAACACCAACCAGGACCAAATTCAACAAAAGGCCAACATTGGCATTCGTAAAGAAATGGAATTTTTAAATCTCAGTCCGGAAATTGTCGAAATGACCAACAAGTACTTTATCATGGCCTGTAATCAACGTATTCATCGCGGAAACTACCGAAAAGCCATCATTTGCGCGTCGCTCTTTCACGTCTTGATGCTGAAAAAATGTCCTCAAAGTTACGACACGGTCATCAGGTGGTTTGGCTTGACCAATCATTTCGCCAATAAAGGCTTCAATTTAGTCAAACTAAAAATACCCGAATTGTGCTACCTGCGCGAGTCGTACTCGGACACGGCCGACATGATTTTCAAACACATCGGTCTCGAAAGGGACGAGACCTTTTTGAAATTCATCAATCGTCCCGATATTATGGCTTTTATTCGTACGAAAATCAATCGACGCATGTACATGATTGTCGCCGCTTTTGTTTTCATTTACATTCGCCGGCAATACAATCCCTCTATTGTTCTCGTGGATTTCTGTACCAAATTGGAATTGTCACCCACCGTTGTCGAACGCATTCTGAAATCTATTCCCCAAGAAATACATTTCTAAAAAAGTGTGAAAATTTTTTAGAAATATTTGATTTCATCTACATAAAGCTATTTGAGAGAGACTGCGCGCGCTCATCATGTCTCAAGCCAGGTACGATCAATGTGAACGCTTGTTGCGCACAGACGTTCACAAATTTGCTCTCGCTCTCATGGTGGACTACTCGTTTCAAAATACCATCGACTGGCCGAATCTTTTTAAACAGCTACCGCTTCACATCTCGTTCCCCGTGCACGTGCCCGAAAGCTTTAAATTGAAACTCGTCGAATCGCTGGTTGATTGGAAAAAAATGAGCCGCGAACCCGAACTCGCCACCGATATCATCGATATTTACGGTCACCGGTTGGACTGGTCGCTCATTTTACAGCATCGTTGCATCCCTCTACCCGCCGCCATCGTCGCCAAATATCAATCTAAATTCGATCGAGCCATTTGTCAGCTGTTGAACGATATTATTTAGAGATTTCCTACCACATCTTGACTCTCTTCAATCACGTATCCATATTTCTCTTTCAAAAGATCTGGATTCGTTTCTTTGACGGCCTTCCATCTTTTGCCTAGCTCTCGTCTGACGTCGGACGCGTTCATGTCGGGATGATCCTTTTTGATGGCGCGTCGTTCGTCGGTACAAAACAAATTATAAATACTCGGTCGGGCGTTCTTTTTCGGTCGCACTTTACTCTCCAAATACTTGTTGTAGCGCTCCCTGTCGACCATAGCCTTGTCGATAAACGGTTGTTTCTCCTGGTCGCTCAAATTGCGCCACGACTCTCCGAAAAGAATCATGACCTTGTTGGGTTTGATGCCGGGATTGGTTTCCAAAATCTCGCGACGTTTCGACTCGCAAAAAAAGAGGTAAGCGCTAATGTTTCGCTGAGGTCCCTGGACGACTTCTCTCTGTTTCAAGCCCAACATCAATCCCACGCGTTTCTGAGTCTCGCCGCTGTGCCATTTCTCGATCAGGTCCACGTTGCCAAACAAAAAGTCGTCCGACATGAATTGATTGATAGCATTAAGGATGGATAATTTGGATTTCGAAATCATGGTAATGGTTTTCTTAATGATGGACTACTTTTAACTAAATTAAACTGTGAGGAGAGAATAAAAAATCATGTTGACACCGGCTATTTGTCAAGATTTGGTAATGAAAACGAGTGACGCGTGCGGGTGCGGTCCCTTGGACGGCTGTCAACATCCGCGACACCAGCGACCCTACAAAATGCACGAATGGATGACGCGCGTACAGGCCATGAACAATTTGACCAACAAGCAGGGACGAGTGTACACGGCTACTGTCCGTCACGACGACGTCGATCATCGCGTCGTTCTCAAGCATTTCAACAAGCCGGCACTGTTTGATCACGCCCGACGCGAGTACGTGGCCGGACAGCACCTCAACGCTCTCAACGTGCCCATGTTTGTCGAAACGTACGCCTCGTTTCATCGCAATTCAGGACCCTACAACTTGACGCGTTTCGTCGACGGTGAAACCTTCAAATCGGCCATGTCGAAAATGTCGCGTCAAAAATTCATCACGCTCACCATGCAAATGTGCGTCGCGCTTGAAATGGCTCAATCGGCCTTCCGTTTCGGGCACTACGATTTACATTTGGAAAACGTCTTGATTCATTTTTCTAGTAAAAAAACGCAAATTCTTTTCGATCAATATCACGTGTCTTTTTCCAATTGTTTCAATCCCGTCATTATCGATTTTGGCATGTCGTGCGGCAGCGATAGCGTCACCGGTGAAACGTGGGGCATGCGACAGCTCGAAAAGAAAGGCATCTACGAACATTTGCGTCCCGGCTACGACATGTTTGTCTTTTTTCTCTACTGTCACCAAGAGCCGGGTAAATTCGCCTTCTTTGACATTGTCGTCAAGGTGCTGGAGAGTTTTTACAAACACGACGTCGATCAGCCGCGTCAGTATTTGCAAACGTTGCGACGCGGAGCCGACAGTAAAACACCCAAACAGCTCTTTGAATTTCTCGTCCAATTCTCGACGCACGTCATAGTCAAACCTCGACGCGTCTACACGCTAGGCGCCATCCAACCTCCGCCACCAGATGCCGTCATTGACACGTACGTCGACAGCGTCTTTTATCAGCAGTTACCGTCGGCAGAGTTGACACCTCAATCGGACGCCATGGCTTTTCGCTCGAGTAAATCCGTGGAATTCAAAATCAACATGTATTACAAGATTTGCCAAACGTCGCTGACGTCGTCCTACGAAAAATGGATCAAGATATTTGAGCGCGAAGTCAAGAAATACTGGAAAGAAAAAGACGCTCAAGAAGCTCGAAAAAGAATTAAATGGCAATTACCTGTTTCAGAAATTGCCAATGCGTCTTGAACGTGGACTATAAGGACACGGCCGATTTCTACGAAGATGACGACAAACCCAAACAGTGTGCCGGCGTTTGCGTCGTCAGTCGTCGCGGTATTTTAATCAATCAATCGTACAATCTCTACTGGGGTATTCCGAAAGGCATCGTCAACGAAAGCGAATCGTTGCGCGAGTGCGCCGTTCGTGAACTTTTCGAAGAGACCAACCTCAAGTTGGATAAGAGTCAACTGACGCGCAACATGTTCAAATTCAAGTACAAAAACATTAGCCGTCAAGTGTGCGTGTTTTTCGCTCACGTTGACGCCGTTGACGTTTTACCTAGGATAAATACGGGAAACGATGCCGAATCTACCGGCTGCGGTTTCATTCATCCCAAATGTCTCCTCGAATTATTTTATTCTGGAAAAATTAAGATTAATTATTTCACTAGGGTTCTCATTAATAAAATCTTTTTATGACATGAGAAAAAAGCCGACATCCTGGTGGCGAAACATTGGCAAAGGTCGTTTGTTTCTCATTGCCTTTGTCACGCTGTGCGTGTACGCCATTTTCAGACGTGCCCGCGGCGTTCGCGGCACTAGCGACCCCCATTTGCTCGGCAGCGATTGGCGCCAACGTTTTCCTCACGCTTTCAGACCAGTAGACACGTCCATTAGTACTTCAACCGCGCCGGCCGACAGTCGCGGTGAATTGGCTTGCCGACGTCACTTGGAGGAGCGCTTCAATCGACCCTTTCCCAAAAAGCGTCCCACTTTTTTGCGCAATCCCGTCACTAAAGTCGATCTCGAATTGGACTGCTACAACGCTGAGCTGGCTCTCGCCGTAGAATATCAAGGTAAACAGCATTACCACTACGTGCCTCATTTTCACTCGTCGCGTGACGCTTTTCTCAATCAAAAGTATAGGGATCAAATTAAAAGAGATTTGTGTTTGAAAAACAATATTGTTTTGATTGAAGTTCCCTATACAGTCATTGATATTGAATCGTTTTTGGATTTGAAACTGAAAGAGCATGGATACATCTAAACCGTCACACGTCAGACAATTATTTCCAGTAGATTCTTTGCCTCTGACGCCTTCACCTTCGCCGCCGCGTCGAAAAATCGCCGTCGCCGTTCGTCGTCGCTTTCTTACCCCCCATCCCCCGGTTCCTCTGCATCAGCTCATGTCGGAAATGTCTCTCGTCGGATCATCGGAACGTAAACGCAAGCAAACGTCGCCTCGTAAATTCACCGTCGGTCCCAAACGCAAAGCGCCATCGTCGGGAGTGGACCGATCGCCGCCACTTTCAGAACCTGTACAAAAATCTAAGAAAAAATCTCAACGTCCAGATTTGGTTCATCCTCACCATCAGACTAAACTTTTGGTTCCATTTGTGGTCAAAGCCGGTGATCGATTGATTAAGAATCTTTTCCCTTCTCAGACCATCACTATGCAAAAGAACGAGTACGGACTGTACGTGTACGAGGGTTTCGTTTTGGATAAGAAATCCGTGGTTGGTAAATATCTGGGTGATGGTCAAGTTACGCCTTTGACTGACGAAGATTTTGAAAAGGCCAAAGAATTAAAAATTATAATATAAATGTCTCAGTTATATCAGTGTATTAAACAAGCCTCGATAAAATACATGGATGTCGACCCGAGAGAAATGCGAGCCTTCATTTTGAAATGTAACAAAACATTAGACATGCAATGTATCATGATGGAAATTGTGGACCATTTTGTCGACGAAACGGCGACCAAAGTCGGTGCCGTTCGTTGCGATGAAGACGACTACATCAACATGGTTCTCGACTTGGAAACGATTCCTTTTAAATTGATGGTCTTGTTTTACACTTTCCTGTCGTTTCACGCCAACAGTGTGGCCGTCGATCGACAGCGATTGGGACATTGAATAAAATTTCAAAGATGTTAAAATTTTTGAAATTTAACCGACAGCCACTGATGTGCCGCCGGCCACTGGTACTTCTACTGGTGCCGTGTTACACTTTTCCATGTGGCTAATAATGATGCTCTCGTCTAGACTTGTCGTCATTCCCACATTGCTAAAGTGTACGTTCTTATCGTTTTTCAGCATATTTTTCAGTTCTTTGCAAACGTTAATGTTCAAACAGTCGTTTTCGTAAATAGTCTTACACAACGAATATTTGGAGGCGAGTTTGGATTTGCGGCTGTTGACGTAGTTTGATTTGCCGCGGACAATTATATATTGATCGTCTTCGATTTTGACGAGTGAAATTTTTTCGTAACACGTTCGTTTCATGATCTTTTTGGAGATTTCCAATGGCTGGTGCTGAAATATGCAGCCGCCACTGTCGGCGATCGTGTCGAAATAGTTTTTCACGACGAGACAAAAATCGCGACACACGCGTTCGACGATCGTCTCGTTGATGCCACTCACAATAACTTTTCCCGATTGAAAAACGAGAAAAGTGATGTAATAGTCTTTGCGTTCATCTAGACCCAATTTTTTACTGCTGACGCAATCTTTGTAAGGCACGTGCTCTACAAAGCTGACTTCGTCAAAGAAGCTGACGTTACGGTGCATGACCTCGGTCGTTCCGACGTTGTACTTGCACGTGAACGTGCCGGATGTTTGTGAATTGAAGCACGTGTAGTTATTATAGTGAGGAGCTATCGTTTGGAAAAAAGTCATTAGACTGTCGGGTTCAATAGGACGATTAAGGTCAAGGACAAAATTACTCATAACTTCGTAAATATAAATTTCGCAAGTATCATTTTCGTACATTTTGGGATACAATAGTTTAAGTAAAGAGATAACATACTGAATGGCTTCGTAAGCGCACTGAAGGGTAATATTGCCTGTGAATTGAAAGGAACCGTTTTTACAAATTTTCATGGAAATTTGCTTGTTGAAACTGAGAAGGTAGAGGTCGCAAGTGAAGGCGTTTTTGAAACCCGTCCGCAATTGGATGATGCTGTTAACCTTTTTGTCGTTGAAGATGTATTTGGAAAACAATTCCATACATTCTACAATGTTCAATTTTATTTCTTTACCGCTGGCAAATCTAGTCTTTCCCACCATTGTTCTTGTGGTGCAAAAGAAGGAACCGTTGTCGTAAGATGAAGGCATCATGGTGGTATTGGTTACGGCGGAACACATATTAACTTAGACATAAAGAAAGAATGTGTAAGATATCAACTTGCTTTTAATCAGAGGATATTTTTTTTAAAATCGGTATAACTCTTGAGAACGATTTCGTACTCGGCTTGGGTGACGATGCCGTCGGTGAGCACGTTGTCGACGACGTGATCGAGATGCGACAGTGTCGCTTGCGATCTGGCGACTATACTGGCGTATCGCGTCTGTTTATTTTTGTTGCGTTCTTCGGCGAGATCGCAGCAACTCGTCACCGCTAGTCCGCCAATAGCCAAGGGTACGGTGACGCCTACTGAAATGGGGAAGATGACGGCCGTAGCCACTAGGGGAATGGCGCACACGTTGACGAGCGAACGTATCGATTCGTTAAAGTTAGCCCAGCCTTTTTGTCTGCCCAATTTCTTTTCGTATTTGGCGAAGGTGTCGCGTACATCTTTTCGAGTTTCTTCCACCTTTACTATGCGTTTTCTGTTCAATTCCGACAGGTCGTTGACGTATTCGAATGGAAAATTGTGACGAGGCGGCGCCGTGGCGATATCGACCGCGACTTCCTTCATTTATTATATGATATACACGCATACAGATACACACAAATTACTGAATTTTTTTATTTTGGCTTAATGGAGCAAACACCGTCTTGACAGAAAAAATCGGGTTGTAAGGCCGGATGTTTGTACAAGGGTTTTCGTTTTTTGTTCTTTTTCGCCTGTTGTGCGGCTAAAGGTTTTTCCACTGTGGTGGTCACAACTTCATCTTCATTGTCGTGGGTAAATTGTCGAATTTCCTCGTCAATGGCGTCGGCTTCGCGTTTCAAGGCGTCAGGTAGACCCGTGACGTCGCGTGTGTCCGGTAGACTACTCGACAACTCAGGTAGGTCGCGTTGTTCATCGTCGGCCACGGCATCGGCCAATTGTGAAACAATGTCCTCTGGTTCATTGACCTCTTCTACTACTGCCGGCAGTGGTTCTGGAAGCGGTGCTGTTACTGCCGGTGGATCGTCAAAAATTTCTGTAATTTTCGACGTCCGCGGCAGTGGCGACGTCCCGGCCAACGCTTCGGCTTGTCTGGACCACAAAGCCGCTAGTAATACTTCTGGAGGCACCATGGGCGGCGGCGGCGATGCTGGGCGAGGTGGAGTTGGTCGTGCAGCAGCTGCAGGCATGGGTTTTGGTGGTGTTGCCGGCATGGATACAAGCTTTGCCTGCGTTGGTGGTGGCGCTGGTTCATCATCATCATTTTCTTCTTCTATTTCGTCTAGCTGACGCATTTGCTGAGATAATTCGTAATCACTCGTATCGATAGTTTCCTTTAAAAAATCGTTCTTCTTTTTCAAAAGATTAGGTCCTATGAACGAAATGAGAGGCGTGATGGCTGTCGTGGCCAGATTCATGAGTTGCGACGTTTCTTCAGCTGGCGAAGGTTCCAATTCGATGCCCTCCATCAGCGATTTGACGAGTCGTTTTTGTTTCTCTAATTCTCGGCGGCACTGATCGTGTTTGCGCTTGAAATAGAAGAGAGCCAACGATAACGCGATGCACGCCAGGACCAGAATTTTGTTCATTTTTTATTATTAGAGAGTTAAGAGTTTGTCGTTTTACAATACAAAAAGATACGACGATGATGCACGTAGATCAGCAGCAACAACGTGTCCTTTTCGAAGCCGTGTCTCGAGCCAAGGGACTCTTTTACAAGAATCTCTTTGATTTACATTTACAAATTAGTCCTTTGTGCGACAAAAATCCTCGCATCCGGCAAACGTGTTTCAAAATTCGCAACAACGGTCTGCAAATCTATACCAATGTCCAACACCACATTCACGCCAATGCCAAAGTGACCAAAGAGGCTTTCGATACGTACACGTTGACCGGCGACGTGGAAGAGCTCAACATTGGCATCAGTCTAGAGTACCTGAAAACGACGTTCAAAAACGCCAAAAAGACGGACGACGTTGTTTTCACCGTTCTCAGCGACGACACGGACGACACTCTTCCCGGAAATATTTGCATTCAAATCATTAAGACTCAAAAGACGTCGAAAAATAGTCAAACCAACGACTATCCCAAAGTGAAATCCAACGCTAAAATCAAAGTGACTCTCGTTCAGAATCAGCTACTCGAATTCGGTGAACGCATCACCGATCCCGTCAACGTTTCCAACGAAGAATACCTCAGCATTTGTCGCAACATTCAAATGCAACCCGGATGGATCGACATTTCACGCAGCGAACAGAGTCTCAAATTTGCTTTCCAAGTCAACGAAATCATCGAATGTTCCACCATTATCGGTGAAGCCAGTGAACCGCTATCGCCGCCTCAACGTTTCAATGCCAACAACATCAAAAGTACCAACAAAATCGCCACTTTTGGACCTCAACTGAAAATCTACTTGAATAAACATCAGCCGATGGTGATTGAGAGTAACAATGAACACATCAATATCGGAATCTGGGTCAAATCCAATGACCAAATTTCTGAAGAAAATAAATAATATAAAATGATGAATAGAAAGGTGTTTGTAGGTGGAATCATCATCAGTCTATTGGCGATAGTCTACTTGCTGTCGTATCCGAAACCCGTCACCCCCACCGTTCAACAACAGCGACCAGTCGTCGTCTACGAAGCCATGAAACGACCGGCTCCCGTCAGACGTCCTCTGCGCTCCTTTCGTCTTCCTGCTCCTGCTTCTCCTAAGCCGGTAACCGTTTCACCACCAGTACCAGTACCAATGCCAGCTCACGTCATGTTGACGCAAACGAGCGAATCTGCTCGTCCAGATGAAGAGTCGCGTCCTTTTCCCGATGAAGCGCCGCCATCATTCGTCGAACCGCCTCCGCCACCGCCGCCGCGTTTAGCTCCATCGTCGCTCACGCAGGCGTACACGCCCACAGTGTTACCTCGAAGAGCCAGAGCGTTACCGATGAGTCGTAAAAGTTTCCGGTCCATGCCACCGCAATCTTTTACGCCACCACCACCACCACCACCTGAAGCGGATCGGCGACCCGTGACGCTCATTAAAGATCTTTGAATAGTGTCATTTTAAAAGTTTTGGTTAATTTTTAAAATGATAGAGTTTTCTGTGGCGTTTCATGGCTCGTTCATTTTTGACGCTTTTACCGCACGTTGAACATTGACACGGGTCTTGTTCGATGCGAGTCACGCAGCACTGAAATTCTCGTTCGTTTAACCACAACGGTCGATAGCCGCACGACTGAAACACATAGTTGACCAACGACTGATGACTGGACGTTTCAAACCATAACGTTTCGTAACCTTTAGCGAAATTACCCGTCGATGTGACGACGACCACGCACACGGCGGTCGTGTCATTCCTCCACGTAGCCGACCAATTGGCGTCGAATTTCAAACAAATTCCTCGACGTTGACATGCGGCAAAAAGAGTCATTGTCACAACACATATATTACACGACCGGACGGCCAGCGAAGAAGCTATGCTCTCTGTCTTTATATAATATTCGTTCCTCATTTCTCTAAATTAATAAATTATGAATAATCAGTTATGGTTGATTATGTTTTTCGTGGTGATCTTGGGAGTACTCGGAGTTTTTGCCTTTACAGAGAAAAGACGGTCACCTGCACCGTTACCACCGGCTGAACCCACGTACGGTCTGTACGGTGGCGCGCCTCTCATGTTTAACGGTGCCATTCTACCGGCGACGATCGATTTACCTAATCCACCCCAACCCCCCATCGCGGCCTACACGCCTTACGGTGCCTATTCGGAACAGTCGCTAGGCTTTCCCATCGGCAACTATTGGCCCAGACCGGACATGATGACGTTTCCCGAGTTTACAATCCCCACCTACATCAATGCTCCCGATAGTACGATGAAACCTCCAGTACCGGGACCCGGACCCGCGCCCGGACCCGTGCCCGTACCCGTGCCTGGACCCGTCGACGCCAAACTTGCCGCTAATTTAACGAAATATTTCAAACAATTGTGGCCAAATATGACGACGTTGACTGACCCGGTCAAATTGGAACAAATCTACGACAATTTAGACGCCTACTATCTCGATTGGATTCCAGGCAAAGAAAAAGCCTCAGCGTCCAACTACAAAACCGATCGTATGCCTTTGTTGACGGCCATCGATTCCGACGCCAAACTCGACTACTCGCGACTATTTGACGGCAACGTGTGCGATTGTTTGCGTATCGCTCACAAAGAATGCATCTACAGTCCTAATCGATTGCAAGCCAAAGAACTTTTGGACTGTCCCACGTGGCCCTACATGGTCGTCAATTTGACCAACGCGTGGCTCATGAAACGCGCCTATGATACCAACAATCCCGATAGCAATTATCGCAAAGATACCATCGTTCGAAACGGCATGTCGGGCATGAAAGGATTTCCCAACGATTCTTTTTACGAAGGTTTCGTCTATCCGGGCGAATACGCCGTCCCCGATTTGTGCAGCAGTAAACCCGATCCGTTTTTCGACGAAATGCAACCCGGTCTGACGTCCGGTGGTCAGCCACTCAACATGTCGCGTCGCAATCCACCGTGGTGGTATCCTCAAGATTGCTCTTCGACGGCTTGCGAATTCCCCGACGAAAAATGTTTGACCGTCGTCAGCGACGGCTCGTATGGTGGATCTCAATCCAAGGGCACCTTTAAACGTTGCTATCGCGACGGAACGTACACGATCGGCAATAAAGCTCCCGCTTCGGCGTCACGTAGCGGCTTTGTGCGCGAATACTTGACGACCGACCTGAAAGACGACTGTCCCGGCGGTTTCCCGCCCAACATTTGCGCCGACGTTTCTCCGCGCGATTATCGCGGCTACTGGACGTACCCTTTAGTCGGTTGCGGATTGTGGTGGACCGTCGGCAAATCGGTGGCCGTCAACACTAAACTCGGTCTGCTCTTGGCTCCCAAATCGGAACAGGGATTGGGTCTGGATTTCGATAAACTCATGGAATTGCGCACGCAAACCAACGCTTTCGAACAGAATTTGTTCCAACAAGTCAATCGAGTCATGCAAATCATTCGCGACGGTAGCGTACCCGCTAACGGCACCATGTGGCCGGCTATGACGTTGGACGTATTGAAACAGCACGGTTACAAGGGCGCTCAGATTGCCGATAGAACGCAAGCCTTCAGCGCCGCCAAAGATCTCGTAGCCTACTGGTACAAAGAAGGCTATACGGGTCTCGATTCCACTCCTCACGGTTTCAATTACAATTACTCGAAATATTTCCCGTTGGGTTGTCATTTTTCGTACGCGTCTCGTTTCGATCATTTGCTCACCTCGTACATGACGGTAGCCAAATTGGATTCCATTCAGTTTTTAGTGGAACCGCAAAACGTCAAAGTCGGTCTGCGTCCGGCCTACATGTTTGAAATTTTCAGCAAGAAACCTCGAACGGCTGATGCTATGGTCGGTTCGGCATTCCAAGATTTCAGTATCACGTCGTGTCGCGCGTGCTACAGTCTCGATCCGGGACCTCAAATCGAACAGTACATCAAGTACGGCTACTTGCCGGCATCGGCCGTCACCACCAAGAAACTCATCGATCCCGCCGTCTTTTTGGCTCGTGCCAGTGCCAAGAGTTTCACTCCGGCCGTGCTTTAAGTTTGCATCAGAAAGCCTCATCGCCTACAACATAAAGATAATGAGTACGCGTGTCGTTTTGAAACGCGTCGAAGACGAACAACGTCTACGCGATCGTTTTACGGTCGTTCTCGAAGACAAGACGACTCGCGTGTGTTTTGTCGACGGTGTTTGGCCGACGTTCAGTGTCCCTTTCTCGGCCGTACCGACGAGCGGCAACAATCGCTTGTATCGACCTTGTCTCTCGTTTCCCCGATTCACGGGCACGTTGCGTCCCGAACAGGTCAATATTCATCAAAATGCTCGCATCAAATTGGCCGAAACGCACGTTGTCATGATTAGCTGTTTTCCCGGTTTCGGGAAAACCATAACCACCCTGTCGTTGGTGTGCTCTCTTCGCTTGCCGGCCATCATCGTCTGTCATCGCGTCTGTTTGGTTCAACAATGGCGCGAATCGATCGCCACGTTTTGCAGCGGCGATGCTCTCGTCGTCGACTTGCCAGGCTACACGGGCACCGACTATCATTTTGGCATCATCAACATTGCCAACGTTCACAAATTAAACGACATCCCGGTCGATCACGTGCTCGTCACCGATGAAACCCACTTGTTGCTCAGCGAAAAACGCAGTTTGAATTTGTTGAAATTCTGTCCCAAACGATTCATCGGCTTGACGGCGACACCCTATCGTCCCGATGAACTGCACGTCTTGTTTAAATTTTTTTACGGTGAAAATTTCATCGTGAAAAAATTGTTCAAAAAACACGATATCTACACGGTGTACACGGGCATAGTGATGCTCGAGCGGCGCATTTACGGCAAACTCGACTGGAACTACATGTTGGAACAGCAAGCCACCAACGTGCAGCGTCATCGTTTACTGGTCGACATTATTCAAACGTTCCCCGCTGACCGCACGTGGCTCGTGCTCGTCAAACGCGTGGCTCACGGTGAAGCGTTGCGCGATTTACTTTTGACCGTGCGACCGTCGCGCGTCGTCAGCCTCCTCACGGGCAACGTGCACACGTACGACAAACAGTGCGACATTTTGATCGGCACCGTTGGCAAAATCGGGACGGGTTTCGATTTTCCCAAATTGGATTCCCTACTCGTCGCTGCCGACATGGTTCAATACTATATCCAATTTCTGGGCAGAGTCATGCGAACGAAAAACGTGCCCGTCGTCGTCGACGTGGTCGACCAGCACGCCATCATGAATTTGCACTACTTGTCTCGCAAAAAAGAATATCTCGAACACGGAGGGCGCATCATCAATGCCAACGAACGCGTTCGAGATTTAACCACCACCACTACTAACCCGTAGCGGCGGCGGCTTCGACGTCTCGCGAAACGATCGTCACGTGCAACGATTTACATTTCATGGGAAAGACGAAATGCTTCCTGAATTCGTCGACAAATTCGCTAAAAATAGTCAATCGAAGATCAAAGACGGTCGTCTGTTTGGTTCTATAGATGAAAGAATTGAGCGATTCCGTGTGATGCCTCAGTCGGCACATGTTGTGACTTTCGTTGACAAACACCCCGGGACCGATCAGTTTAGTTTTCTTGCAAAAATCGTATTTACATCGGGTAATATTGGTAAAATGATGCGCGAATTTACACAGATTATTGTAGACGCACGGTTTCTTTAGCAAATAGAGTCGACAGAGTTTCACGTTGACGACGCGTGACGGCACCGTCGGATGCCTCGTGTTCCATCGCTGAGGTATCGTGTACACTTGGACGTGATTGTTGAACATTTTATCGATATCGTCCGTCGACTCGAACAAATTATAGTGGATAGGTTTCGGAAATATATATCGTCTTTTTTTGGTTGTCATCTCGTCTGGATCGTCATCGTCGTCATCGCCACCGCTGCTGCTGCGATATTCGACAATGGCCGCGTCTCCATCGTAATCGAAATAGTCATCCAACTCTTCTTCGCTGCTGACGAGCAAGTCGTCTTCGGGTACCGCCGCGATTTCATCCGACATTTTTCTATTGTTCTTGACCAATTCTTTATCATCTTGAATTACACAACATTTTTTGAAAAATTAATTTGTCTTGTACAATTCTTTGACGCGTTGCAGCGTCTGTTCTTCTTTGCCCAGTCGACGATTGACGTGGTTGTGAAACGTGAACCAAAAGTAAAACAAATTGGCTTTGTTCAGACACGCCCATGTCAACGCTTCTCCTCCCATTTCACTCGTGTAGGTGTAGGCCAAATGTTGGGCTGCCGTCGTCGGCAACCAGATGTGAAACGTTTCGAGAAATTGACGCATGCGCGTCTGATCTGCAAACGTGGGTTGATCTCGATACGTCAACGCCGTCATGTGTAAAAAGAACCAGAATGGCGGTCCCCATCCCGCCACGCGCGTCGAATACATGTTTCTGGCTTGCATTAAACCGACGAGCGGTTTGTGAAGGCGTTGATTGACGGCGTTGTGAAAATGGACGTAAAACTCGAAAAGCGATTGACGCGACATGGTCGCTTGCAATAAATTGGATTTCGACACGTAGTCTCGAGCGTGTTGCTGACAATAGGGACAGGGTAACAAATTGGGCAACAAGATGAGAAAGTCAATGGCCGCTTTTACGTGAGGCGACGATGGTGTCGCCGGATAGGCCAGACTGCTCGTGTGTAAAAAGAACCAAAAAGAAGGTCCCCAATCGGTCGTCGATCTAAACGATGATCTGTTTGCGTTCATTTATTGGAGGTTATTAAACGTAGTCGTACATGACGTTCATTTGCGGCGCAAAACTGGCTCTACGATGGCGACGACTCGACCGACGCATGGTACGTCTCATGGTCGTGGCCGAAGCGCGACGTTTAGACTTTCGGCGTTTAGTTCGACGAGACTTTCTACGCGATTTCTTTGTCACTCTGGCCATGAAACACTTTCGTTTTCCATTGGCCCTAAAGCAAACTTTTCTCTTTCTAGTACGAGCTACCATTTTATTTAAATAAAATTAATAACGGCGGCGACGTTTGCTGGTCTTGCGACGTTTACTAGATTTGCGCGACTTTCTTTTTGAACGTCGCTTGGAGCGACGTTTGGACTTGCGAGATTTGCGACGAGCCTTGGCTGCCGCCGGTCCCAACAGGAAATCCGGTGGCGGTGGCAGCTCAGCCTCTATTGACGGTGTCAGAAATACTGACGGTGCGTCTTCCGCGAGATCTAGGGAGGGATCGTAATTTCTCGGTCCAAAATAGGTCGTCTTGGGGTACGGACGACGACGAGTGTACCTTCGTCTCGTCCTTCTTTTGGTAGTGACACGTTTATTGGACCCTCTTTTAAACCAATAACATCTCTTATAGTATCCTTTTCCTTTTCTAGATTTGACCATTATTATTTATTAATATCAATTGATTTTAAAATTGCTCACAAATTTTAATGTAGTTTGTGTGTACACACGATGAATGATTTAGAAAAGTTTGATTTCAATCTGGACGCTCGCGATGAGGACATGTGGTCGTTGCTGGCATTTGTCCAAGTGTACGACATCAAGAGTCTTCCGGTCGAAGTGTCGCAACAGTTGACGCGGTTCTATTGCGACAAAATTCGTCAGGTTTCGAAACAAACAGGTCGTGACGTCATGGACGACCATTTTCTCAATACGGTTCACTATTGCATTTGTCGTGGCTACGAATTTTTTCGTAACCTAACACCCTTCAAATTGCGCGTGTGTTTGGCGACGCGATCGCAAGTGAATGCCTACTGGCTCGAACGCATTGCTTCGTTGATGCAATTTCTATAAGTTCCAATATTTTTCATGGAATATTGGAACTATTTCTTAATATAAATCTTTGATTCGAATAAAGAAAAATGATGCAAACACTTCAATCGAATGCTTTCGAGACTCTTGTCGTAGAGTTCAAAAAATATCTGGCTTTACAGGTGCCGTCCGAGTTGGCCGTCGTCTTTCTGACGGGTAGCGACTGCAAGTATTGCGTGGAAATGCGAGAGGTCATTGATCGTGTCATGCCTCGCTATATAGGCAAAGTGCAATTTTTCACCGTCAATTTGAGCGAGAACAAGTCGGTCGTCTCGAAAGCCGAAGGTAGCGTCTATCAGGATGGCAGCGACGCTTCCATTCAACACGTACCCATCGTTATTTTCTATCGCAAACAAATGCCCATCGCTCGTTTCAAGGGTCAGTACAACGAACACGATTTCGCTCAGTTCATCGCGTCCGCGATCGAAGGTTCGGTCGCGGTTCCAGCTTACGCTCCGCCTCCGTCGTACGCGCCACCACCCGCCGCCGCCGCTGGGTATCCAGTAGAGCAGCCGGTTGCCGCCTCCGCTTATCAGCAGCAGCCGTACGCCTATCAACAGGCAACGCCGCAACAGTATCAGCAGCAGCAGCAGCATTATCAACCGACTGCGGCGACGGCACCGGCTAAACTTCAGCAATCGTACTACAACACTCCGTACCGTCAACCTCCTCTGCAGCAGCACCAACAAGATCTCTACAACAGACCGGGAGCAGCTGCCGCCGCCGCCGACAACGCGCCCAGCATCGAAAACTGTAGCGGACGTAAATTTTGCTATTCTACCTACGCAAATGCTTATAACAGTTGTTAAATAATTGTTTGATGTAGATAAAAATGGAGAAGCACATTGAATGGCTATCTCGCAAAAGCGATGTGTTGAAAATGTTTTTCATGATGATTCCCGTCGGCGACGCTTTCCATTTACCCGATTGCAGTTGGGCGTCAGAGACGCGAGGACCCGACACGTGCGTCTGTCAGCACATTATGTGGCGCGTTTACGGCGTTTTGACTAGCAGCAGCAGCAACGGCGGCGACGGCCCTCAGTCGCTCGTATAGCGCTTCCGTCACGTAATCTGGACAATCGACGTGCACGTGATCGACGTAGAAAACGACAGCGACAACGTCAAAGGTCACATGTCGTCACGCGAATTCTCTCAACCATTTCAATGTCGACTCCAAATAACGACTCGTGTACGCTTCTGTAAATGTTGCCGTTTCCTTGTACCATTCTTGATATGTTTTTATCCAATACATGAGTACCCCCTGTAAGTCTTTTGATTCCAATGTCGCGTGACACGCTTCGATGGGGACGATAGAGTCGTCGAGGTGAAACAAGTGCGTAAACAATTGGTTTTCGCGCAACGTCCGGACGCTTTTCCAGCGACCCACATCTCGCCATTGTCGTTCATTATCGCTACAGCTGCTGCTACCGCTGCTGCTACAATCGGAATTGTAACCCGAAGCTCCTCCTTCCGTTGTGGGCGGAGTTTCATCTTCGTCGCGTGGGTAGTCGGCGCATTGAGTCACTCGCGCTAGCAAATCAAAAAGACTGCGTTTGAATTGTCGATGGCGTCGAGCGTGTCGCAACCCGACTTCAAATTCCACGCCCCAATGCTGAAAATTCTTTTGCAGAATGTAAATGTCGTGGATGGGACAAAAGACCATAGGATTCATGTAGTGATGCGTTTGAGTCATGGGCGCGCGTAAACCTGTCACGCCCCGACAGTAGCTGAACCCGAAATCGATCATGATGGGACGATAGTCATCGTACGGCAATATGGTACGCGTGCCGTCGTTGAACGTGTACACGTGTTTACTTTGCGACGCTTTCACCATAAGAATGTTGTCGAAATGCAAGTCGTAATGGGTGAAATCGCAGATTTCTCTGGCCACTTTGAGCATGCAATAGAGATGCAAATAAATGAGCTCTTTTTCGCTCGTGTTCAGCTCGTCCATAGCGTCGTACAGAGTGAATTCGTGTTCGATAAACTCCATGACAATACACTGCGATTTCGCCGTTTCCTTATAGTCCAGCAGTCGAGGGAAAAAAGATTTCATTCTCTGGTCGCTGTTCAAGACGAGCATAACGTCGCGTTCGTGTTGCAAATTCACGTCCGGTAAGCTATTGGTCTTGTAAATGGCTTTCTTTTTTTTATATTTTCCCTCGTAGACGGTGCCGTAGTTTCCTTGTTTGGATAGTTTTTTCATCGTATATGTGTGTTTATGTGTCTCGGTTGATTCTTTTTAGGAGCCAAATAAATTTGATTCACCACGATTACCTGTAAATTTTACAGATATATTGAACGTCGAGCTAAAAGAACGTATTACCACAATAAAAATGACTGAAAAGATGGTTTCTCAAGAAAAGATGGTTCGTCAAGGAAAGTTGCACGTGCGTCAAAAGAAGCAGACGCGCAACGAGAGCATCAAGTCGTGCAAAGAGACACTGGAACGGCTCATCAACACCTATCAGATGGAGCCAGAGTTTGCTCACGATTTGGAAGAGTTTAGCAAGCTCTTTGCGTCCATGTTGAAAACGCTCGAAACGGTGAAAAAGACGCGCAACAATGCCAACACGGGATTGGGTAAGAGTCGACCCGTCACGGCCGCCACGCGCGCTTTCATCAAGCAAGTGTCTGGCGACGACAACGACAACGGGGCGTGTTCTCGTTCCGTTCTCACCAGTCTCATCAGCCGCTACGTCAAGGAAAAGCAACTTCAAACCCACGAACGCAAAACCTTGTTCCAATGCGACGAGGCGTTGTGTAGCATTCTCCAATGTACCGCCTCCATGTGCAACGATGCCAAGAAATTGGAAAAGTACTTGGAACTCGAGTGCATTCAAAACCGCGCCTACATGCAACAGTATATAATCGGCTTACTCGAGTCTGGTTCAACCATTGAGTTGGCGGACGAGCTGAAGTTGCGTGAAAACGATTTGATTTCCTGGACAGAATTACAGAAGATTTTGTTTTTAACTTTCGAAGATGAACAGCAAAGCAGCCCTAGCCAATAAATTTGCCGAGAAAGCCGGTTTGACCGATGCCAAATCGACCACCATCCCATCGTGTAAGTCCATCAACAAGCCGGCCGGACTTTTTATTGGCGAAGACAATTTGAAGTCTTCTGGATGGAAACCTGAACTGATGGCTGTTGGAAAACCTCATAAACTTGTAACTCGAAAACTCGACCCCATTACCAAAGGCTTTGAAGAAAAGCCAGGTATTCTTTTGGATGCTCCACGCCTTCTCATTTTACGTTCGTCACCGTTACTTTGTAAAAATCTTAACACTGGTTATGTTGATGGCTTGTGGAATGCTCCTCTGCACAAACCGGTATCTTATTTGAGATGTATGAGACGTCATTTAGTTTTGTTTGTCGATGAAAAAAATGAGCCGATGCACACTCGTCCCATTCAATTGAGTGCTATGGGACATTTTATGTATAACTTTGATAAAATGTATGAGAAATTTGTTGTCACCATGATGGCCCAGGAGAACTTGCCTTTTGGCGGTAAATTGGACGACACTACGGACAACAAACAGCTCTACTTTTCCAGCTTGTTTGTTTACGCTCCTATTTTCCAGTCGCAAGCCGTCGGCACGCCACCCAATTCGTCGATGGCGTGCATCACTACCGATTTCAAACCCAGCGTCATGATTGAAGCCAACGATGAGCACATGGAAGTTTTCCAAGCCGGAAAGAATTGGTGGAAAAAGGCCGTCAAAAGTTTGTCGTCACTGGAACCTTCTCCCACTCCAACCGTGGTCGACTCGAATTTCGGCGGCGGCGAGAACATTATCTACGAAGAAGAAGTCGACTTTTAATTTTCTTTGTGTTGGTAGTCACATGTAGTAGTGATGGTAGAAAAACAGTAGTTGGTAGTAGTTGGTAAACTTTCAATATTTTTCACATTTTAAATATTGAAAGTATATAACAATAAAATATGTCTGACGTGATAAAGTTGGAAAAATTGCCCAATTATGATTGTATTTTGCCCAACCAATACACGTATAAAGATCGAAAAGCTAGAGGTTCGAAAATTATCATTGTCGGCAAACCCGGTTCGGGTAAATCGACGTTGCTCAAATCGATTCTGAAAGCCAAAAGCGATATCATTAAAACGGGCATTGCCATGTCCGGCAGTGAAGGTGCCAATGAATTTTATAGGGAATTTTTCCCGCCACTTTTCGTCTACGAAGAGTACGACGATCAAGTGCTAGCCGACGCTTTGACACGTCAATCCAAGGTTATTAGCAACAAGGAATTGGCCGACGAAGACAAGTGGTTGGCCGTCATTTTAGACGATTGTGCAGATCAGCCTAGCGTTTTTAGACAGAAAATTCAGAAAACTTTGTTTAAAAACGGAAGTCATTTTAGAATGTTTTACATTATATGCATGCAATTCGCGTTGGACATGCCGTTGAACGTGCGCACGGCCGTCGACGGCGTCTTTCTCTTTCGCGAAACCAACTTGGAATCGCTCAAGCTCATGTACGTCAACTACGCCGCCATCGTGCCGTCGTTTGACTTGTTCAAACAACTCATGCTCCACTACACGGGCGACCATCAATGTCTCTTTTTGAACAACGCTCTCCAGTCCAACGATTGGAAACAGTGCGTCTACTATTGTAAAGCCGACGTGGTCGACGGTTCGTGGCGTTTCGGTTCTTTCGACCTGCACCAATGGAACAACGAACGATTCAATCCGTTGTGGGACGATCCAGAGTATCAAATGAATCAAGCACTCAAAGAGTTGCCTACTACTAATCGCTAAACATTTGCGTCCATATCGGTGTTCCGTCGCTTTTACGCACGGCGCCGACACCGATTCGTTTGTACGACGTGCCCAAAATATTGCTACGGTGACCCGGTGAATTCATCCATCCTCGCATGACGGCTTCGGGTGTCCCGTAGCCTGCGGCGATATTCTCTCCTATGGCTCCCCACGGGTAGCCGGCTTTACGAGCCCTATCTCCCGGAGTTTCGCCGCTGGGATTGTTATGATCGAAAAATCGTCGACTGTTCATGTCGGCGCTGTGCGCGCGGCTAATGTCGGCCAATTTGGAGTCAAACACCAGTTGAGCTAGACCGCGACTCGATCTTTCGGCGTTGGTGATTCTCGCCACTTGACCTTCCCATCCATCAGGAGCCGGTAGAGAAGGTTCAGCTGGTCGTCGCGGTCCCGAAGACGACGAATTCAACAAGATAAGCACCACTACAAAGAGTAGAAACCCACCAAAGACCAATAACATTTTTTGAGAATTTAACATTTTATCTCTATTAAAGGTAGATTATTGTAAAAAAAACTAGGCCGCCATGACGACAAACAGCAGCAGCAGCGTCTACATTATCGACGATTTGTTGGACGAAATCGACGTGTTGAATTTGTTGGCGGCCGTTTCGGACGAAAAGGAGAATTTCTTTCCAACGGGCACTGTGACCAACGCGGTCGACTATCGTCGATCGACCATGATGAATGTGACACCGGCTTTTATTCGACAACTGTTTCACCATAAAGTGATCTCTTTACTGCCCGAAATGTGCCGTCATTTATGGCATCCCGATTTCATCTTGGACGACTCGGCTTTCGAGTGTCAAGTGACTCGCAGCGGTCACGGTGATTTCTATTTGGAACACACGGACAATTGTACACCGTGCGAATTACGCGAACTCACCTACGTCTACTATTTTCACACCAATCAGTTCACCGGTGGAGAATTGGTCTTTATCGACGATGGCACTATTGTGAAACCGCTTCGAAACCGTCTCGTCGTTTTCGATTCGTCGCGCATGCATCAAGTGTTGCCCGTCACCGTGACGGGTGCCAACACGTTCGAAAACGGTCGTTTCACCGTCAACGGCTGGATCCGACGACGTGCCGACCCGTAAAAAAATTCAAAATAAGATGTGTGTTATTTTGAATTTTGTATATGCGTGTGCGTGTGTGCGTGTGTGTGTTTAATATCGCGTGGCGATAGTGACGTCGCCAACATTGTTGACCATTTCTCTGTAGAGTGGAATCATGCCGCTCGTTTGCATGACCATTTCGTTGTCGGGTGAAAATTCGGCTCCCGCGTTGATGTTGTGTCCACCGTACGTGGACTGGTATTTGAGCAAACCCAATTCGTTGGTGGTGTCGTTGTGTCGACCGCCCATCACCGTCATGGCTCCTTCGCGCAAATCAATGTGCGGCGTGACGGCCGGTTTGAACCAATTGTCGCCCGATAGAGGAGCGATAGGCAAATCGCCTCGAATGGGATCACCGAGAGAAAAGAGTCGGCTCATCTTGTTGGCGTAGACGGCGCGCGGGTAAATGACTGGCTGCAATTGACCGCTATGGCTCAAACCCAACGGGTTCATGGGATCCACGGCCAAGTATTGCGTGTCGGGTACGGGTCCTTGCAGAGCCGAAGTGTAGGGAACGTCGGCGACGCGCGGTGCCACGTTACTCGTCTGATTGGGAGGCACAGTGTAATTCAAGGTGAAATTGGTGGTGGGCGGTGCCAACATATCGCTAGCTTCAGCGCGACGCGGACGCACCAGCATGTCGCTGCTCATCATTCTTGCCGGTTGAGGCACCATCGATGCCGCCGGTTGTCTAGTGGTGTTGTAATCGAGCGTGGTCGTCATGGCTCGAGGAGGAGGCTCTTCGAATCGATACGACAAGGGCGGCATGAATGTTTCAATGAGGGACGGCGATTTTCTTTTCGTCCACGCGGCGCACAATCCGACAGCAATTAAAAGTGTCAATATAACTTGAATCATTTATTATTAACATCCACATGTTGTGAAATATTTTGCGAACGACTGAGCGCGTCTTTAGCGTCGAACGAGAAAATAGTAAAGGCCGATTCCTGCAGCCATAGCAGCGATGAAAAATCCTAGGCAAGCGTAATCCATATTTTATTATAACGTGGTTTTAATCAAATCATATCCTTGTTGAAAAAGTTTTATTTTCGTCTCATGATCCAACGAAATGATGGATTCCACTCCGCCTCCGTCGGCTTCGAATTCGTAGAGACGATGAATTTTCGAGCACGCTTCGAGACGCGACTTGTCGAGCAAACGACTCGGTACACTAAAGACAATGTCGACCAATTCTTTGAGACCCGGTGCCGGTGGCGGAAGTGTCGTCGGCAACGGTAACGTTCGCGGTCGAAAACATAGAGCCATGATTCGTTCGCTGAAATCAAAATCTTGAGCCACATCGACGGCCAAATTGTTGACGATGCCTCCATCCATGTAGACGTGCTGGGTTTCGACGCAGCGCGGCAACGTTCCCAACGGGATGGCGCAACTGAAGAGAACGGCGTTAATGACGCTATAGTCGGGTGTAGTGATGACGCTGAAAATCTCTTGTCGCCGCATCGTCACGTTGAAGGCAATGACAAAAAAAAACTTGCCAGTTTTTTTGAATAGTTGCTCGAACGTGACTTGAACATCGAGATAGGTGGGCATAACGGTGGGCAGTAGACTGTGCACGTACGGCGGCCGCGTGCTAAACTGGAAAATCTTTTTCAACGGCAACAGATCGTACTGTTGCGACGGCGTGTGACCGCACAGGAACAGCAAACAAATGATGCTACCGACGCTCGTACCGCAATACGTCGTGATGCGTTCCAAATGGCCGTGCTCTTTCAAGTAGTGCAAGCCGCCCAAATACTGGACGCCCTTGAATCCTCCGCCGCCGATGACGAGCGTGTCGCACAGCTCGGTTCTCTGACAATTTCCATTACCAATATCGAAATTGTAGTGATGGAAATGGCCCATAATTTATTTATATCGTGTGTGATAAATATATTATTTTTCTTGGAGTGAATTTTTTAAAGATAAAAATGAATAAGACTCCAATTTACAAAATTTTGCACAACGACAACACGGCAGATAGGCTGGACCGTTTGGAACGTTTGTTGGAACGCGTGCTCCAGCAACAGCAGCAGCGAATAATGCCAGCGGCGGCAACAATCGCTACACCCCCCACCATGTACGCTCCTTCGAATGTGGTCAAGAGCCAAGCGGATTGCGTCAAATGCGCGACGCGGGCCGCCACGTCGGAAAAGGTGCTCTATTTCGCTCTCGGCGGTGTTCTCGTTCTCCTCGTCACTTTGACGATTAAAAATATGAAAAATAACCGAGGCCAAAAGTACGGCAGATAACCTTAAAAAGTGGAAACATGTTTTGCGATTTCTGTATGTTTAGTAGCGCCAACGACGGGGAGTTTAAGAAACATTTTCGTCGCGCCCCCTGTCGCACGGCTCGATCGATTCTTTTCTGTTGCAAATTGTGCGACTATGTCGGCCACTCGATCAAAGACATCAAGAAGCACGCGTGCACTCGCGTTCGCTTCGAATTCAACGAAATGGAACGTTTGCGAACGGCGCAACTTTTGCCGACCCCTCATCAACTCGTCACCACCGTCGCCGAGCACGAATGGTACAAGATGGAACAACAATTGAAAGAAGTACGCGTCATCATGAACAATCCCAACTTGCAATTGACGCACGTGTCGCTGAGTAATCGCGAACAATTGTTGCTGGTGCCCGGTAAATTGCTCTACTCGCTGTGTCAGTACCGCAAATGGCTTCACGCCCCTCACGTCGGATTGCCCAATTTATCGGTGGAAAACATTTGTCAAGTGATTCGCAATCGTCGCTACGCCGATCGTTTTTTCGTTTTCCAAGTGCACGACGAATGCGATGTGCGTCACTATTTCAAACTCTTGTTCGCCAAAGCCGATGCCGCCTATTGGCCTTTTTGTGTCGACAATGCCACCATCACGCATTGGGTGTACAATTCGACGTGGTGTCCCTTTTCGAAAACGGTCGACGGTCAAGTGTACGTCAAACAGACGCGCGACGAGCTGTTGAACGCGCTCTACGAATCGCGCTACACCAATTGGCATTGGTCGCGAATGTCTCGCGGCGATTTCCATCGATTCGTGTGTCGCGAGTGGACGACGTTGCACTACAAGAACATCATAAAAATCGTGGGCAGTCTGGCCGATGTCATCAATCACCAGTGGACAGATTTGGAAGCGGAGCAGGGACGCGTTCGCGAAAAAATCGAGAAACTCTTTCCGACGCTTTTCGATTTTGTGAGTTTTTGGGACGCGGGCGTGGACGCGGTCGTCAATCGAGTTGAGCTCAACGATTTGACTCTTGACGACGTGGATCTGTACGAGTGTGTGGAACTGTCGTTGACGTTCGAAGAGGCCGTGTCTCGTTTTGTCGGCAAGAAAAAGCAACGCGGATGGCTGCCTTTGATGCGAGTTTTTCGCTCGAGCAATTGAATCGTCACTACGGTTGCTCGGCTCCCAATAAACGCGTCTTGTACGAAATGATTTTCGGTGTGCCCGTGACGGACGACGACGTTTGGAATCTCCCCGTTTTCGACGAGTACAAGAAAAAGGAACAAGAATTCGAAAAGTATATCGTGTCGCCTCACGATGTCGAAGAAGGTGTTCTCATTTGTCACAAGTGTAAATCGAAAAAAATCACGGCCTACAGTCGTCAGACGCGCAGTGGCGACGAACCGATGACCGTTTTTGCTAAATGTAGTATGTGTCAACATCAATGGGTTCAATAAATGAGAAGACCACAAGTCCTTTTTCTCGTCTTGTTATTTCTAACGATTGGTCTAGTTGTAGTCATTATTGCTAAGCAGCGACGACGCGTTCGCGAGTCGTACGTCATCAATTCACCTTCGGCCGTCTCGTTGTTGCATCGATTGAGTGAAGCCATGCGCGACATTTTAAGTAGTACTAGTAGTGGTGGTGGTGGTGGTGACTACTTGACGGCCATGTTGAACGGTCGCGACGTGTACAACGAGTTTACCATGGAGGAGGGTAGTCGATCGTACACGGAGAATAAGAAACGTATCGTCGTCTGTTTACGTAAAAACCCCAATGAATTCTATTCGTGGAACAGTTTAATGTACGTCCTGTGTCACGAGGTGGCGCACGTCATTTGCGACGAATTGCATCACACGGAGAAATTTAACGCCATCAACGCGGCGCTTTTAAAACGCGCTGAGACGTTGGGCTACTACGATCCACGAGTACCGTTCGAATCGAATTATTGTGGTTTATAGAATTATGATAAAGTATAGAATAAAAAGAAATATGGACGCCAAAGATGTTTACATTGTTCCCGTTTTCGGTGGCTACGGTACACCCAGCCAGGTGGCACCCGAACGATTGGTCAAGGGAGGCTACACGCGCATGACGGACGCCTACACGGGTAAAGATCAAGTGGTGACGTACGTGCGTCGCACTATTATTCCCGAATAAGCGGAAAAAAATTGCTAGCTAAATTGGATACAATTACCTAGTAAATAAACAGAGAAAAATATGGATATCGAATCCGGACACGAAGAAGTTTACAAGCCGTTGACGACTAAAAAGCATGCTCCGCCAGAGTCTCGAGCGTCGCGTCGCTACGCGCTCTTTCTAACGGCTACCAAAGTGCTCTGTTTGTTGATGGTGTTGAGTCTTTTGGGATACTACGTCTACGTGACGGTGACGATGGACGACGCGACCGCTCAGTTGGTACGCGACGTGAGTAAATTGAAACAGCATCATCATCATCAGCAGCATCGCAACAAGACCAGCAACGACGACGTTCCCGAATGGTTTACGCAAGTGCTCAATTTGACGCGCAAAGGTTTCGTTCACATTAGCCTGCAACCGTTCCCCCCGGAAGCTCCCGAACCAACCACGCACAGGCGTCCCACTACGTCTACAACCACTACGCCTGCAACCACTACTACGTCTACAACCACTACGCCTACAACAACGACGTCTACAACCACTACGCCTACAACAACGACGACTGTTGAACCTCCCACGACTAGCAGTACTACTACGTCGACGACAGAGAGTACTCCTGAAGATAGTACGACCGAAAGCACTACGACGACCACCGAAACTATCGATCACGATTATACACTTTAAAAAAACTTTTAATTTCAAAATGTATTTTAGACATGTTGAAATTAATTAATCTAGTTTATGATAGTTTGTATGATGAATGGTTCTCTTGAAATTGTTTTCGTGTCACGTGTCTGCGTTTTAACGGGTAATTACACAATGGAAGATTACGTCATGACTCGCCATCAACCGCCTTTGCTGGCTTCCGATTTCAGGAACCAAATCATGGTCGGCTACGACGGTCGACGCTATGATAGCGTGGCCAATTCTCACGGCAGATACTATTGGCGATGCGTCGACAAGACGTCGTGTTGTCGTGGGTTGTACGATGAATCGTTGCCTCGAAAATTGGAAGCCATGAACGAAGACGTGGACGCGTTTGTTCATCTGCTGGAGAGCGACTCGTCGCTTTCGTTTAGCAGTTTTTCTCGTTCGTGGTGGATGCGAAAACCGTTGACGTTTCTCAAAGAGATCGCCATGTATCACGGTTGGCGAGAAATAGATTTCCTTCCGAAAGCCATGAAAATGAATTATATCGATTATTTTATGTCGTACCCGTCGTCGGCCGAAGCGTTCGGCGACCAACTTTTTTTGAAAAAATATTTCGTTTCGCGTCGTCAAATCACCGACGCCTACCTGTCGCGTCTCACTCTGGAACAATTGACGCGAGTCATTGCCTGGTTCCGATTGGATGTCACCGCCGACTACAAAAAAGCCATCATCGGCTACATTCAATCGGGATTAAATTTGAAATAATAATTTTATATATCTTTTTTAGGATATGTAAAATAAGACTGTGTGCGTGTGTGAATAAATGTGCGATTACAGTAAATTTTGCACGACCGACGACGTCAACTACCAAAGTTTGACGACGGAAATCTATCTCAACGCCAGTCTACAGACACTCAATCAGATTTTGAAAAAAGTTTTGGATTTCGAAGCCGAACGCGTGGATCTCATCAGCTACGACGACATACCGTACATTATCGAACGTTTCAAAGGCATGCCCGACTACGCCTCAAAAAACGCCATCTACTTTACTTTGGGTTATTTGGCTCTGCGTCACGAGTGGGACGTGATTTGGAGAGTTCAAGAATTATTTTCGACATGGCTTGATGTCCCTTTAGCATCTCATCACACGATACGCTACTATCGCTATCTAAAACTTGCACCATCTGCTGCAAGTCTTTGATTTGAATCAGTTTGAAAATGATGGCATTATTGATGATGAGGTAAAATTGTTTCTTGTCGTAGGGACACTTCATGACGAAGCGTTCGAGAATGTATTGCTTGACGCACGATCGATTCGTGTCGCGAATGTCTTCGTTTTCCTGACGCAATGAATCGATAGTTTGATGAACATTTTTCGGTAACGACGCCGACGACGACAAGATGTACTTTTCGACGTAAACTTGTTGGCTGCGAGTGGTGCAACGGCTGAGCAGAGCGACGTGATCGACGTTTTTGATTTTCATCTCTCGGAGTGCCGCGCGTTTGTTTGTTTTAGTAAATAATTTCTTGAGGTATAAGATCGACAACGGGATCGGGGGTCGGTGTGATTTCCGCCGGTTGAACGAACGCCGATTGCGGTTGAGCCATACCGTTGTAGTCGAAAGGCATGGTGTTCATCGTGTCGAGCGATTGCATGTCGTGCGGCAACGTGCTGCCGTTTTCCTCCACACCGTAGGGATCGACAACGGGTTGCGGACCGGCCGCGTAGCCGTCCATCCACGAACAGCCGCCCAAACAGATGGACTGGTCTGCCGGCACTGCCGATTGAGATTGGGGCTTTCTGTTGCTGACGACGTAGATACTGGAGGTCGGCGACGACACGGCTGGGGAAACGCTGGTCGGCGAGTCGCGCGTTTTGTAGAACACGAATGAAAATAGCAAGACGACTGTGGTCGATAGAGCCAAAAATATGTAGTTCATCTTTATTGGAGTGAAAAGTTTTGAGTGGGCGGTAGAACCATATGCACGATTTCGTCCTTGTAGGTGACGGGTTTGGGCGGCATGGTCGGCGTCGGAGCCAGTCGCATCGACTGTTCCTGGCTGACGTTGTACATTAGGGATTGGGCATCGTAGCGATCGAGTTGCGCTATATCCCAATCGGATCGAATCAGAGTTACAATATCACTACTATTCATGGTTTTATTATGGAAGTTAAAAAATTGAGTTTCTATTTTAAACAAAATTAGGTTTAAAGAAGCGTTCTTGCCAACGTAAAACTCGCAAACATTATGGAGTATCTTATGAAGTTGAGTGAATTGTGTTTGTCGGCACCCGTTGCCGCTACCGTAGTGTCCACCGCTACCAACGCTGAAGCAGACGATGGTGCTCTTTTGGATGAAATCAAGCGTCATCAAATTGCCATGACGGACGACGATGGCACGTATCAAGTGTATTGTTCTTCTTCTCCTCAATCGGAATTCGAGTGTCTCATTCGCGGCTACATTTTCAAGGGACGTCAATTGATCTATCGAGGATTTCCTTTCACGGAAGAAATGACATGCGACAATGTGACGCGTCTGGACAAAATCAATCTGGCCGACTTTAAGATTTCGTGGTCGTACGAGGGAACGATCGTAAAATTTCTGTACGTCGACGGCAAATGGCTCATGACGACGCATCGCAAACTGAACGCTTTCAAATCGCGTTGGGCCAGCAAAACGTCGTTCGGTCACCTGTTTGTCGAAGCTTTGCAGAAAGATTACGGTTTCTCATCGTACGAAGACTTTCTCGACCAATTGCAAACGACGCGTCGCTACCATTTCATCTTGATCAACAACGCCGATAATCGTATCGTCGTTCGACCCGAATTGCAAAAAGAGAGCATCTATTTGGTGTTGGTGACGGACGAGCGCGATCAGCGGCTCAAAGTCCACGAAGCCATTGGATTCATTCCCATCAACGAAACGATTCGTTTTGATACGGTCGTCGATCTCGTGCGAGCCGTGAGTGCCATCAATCCGTTCGAAAAACAAGGCGTACTCTTGTTTTCCGACGACTACCGCGTCCAGTATCGCGTTTTGAATTCCGCCTACGCCGACTATGCCAGCGTGCGCAACAACATTTCGTGTCGAGCCTTTTGCTATTGCATCGCTCGTCGCGATGCCGATAAACGACGCAAGTATTTGGAATTGTATCCCGACAGCGCCCCGATCGCCGATTGGTTCGAATTGCGAATTCCCGTCATCGCGGCCGAATTGCTGCTGGCCTACAAGAATCGATACATCATGAAAAACTACGTGCACGTCAGCCAGGAGCGGCACGGTCTCTTGTTGAAAATTCAGCAATACTACGTGGAAACGAAACGTCACCACCCGGTTCACAAACGAATCACGTTGGCCGACGTGACGCGCATCATCAACGCGTACGACTATCCAGCTCGCGTCTTCAAAATAGCCTACCAGAAAGATAAACCTCAATACAATGGTGTCAAGAAATAAATACAAAAAAAATACCAATGTCTACTAGTTTTAGTATATCCCACCTGATTGTACAACCCGAACCAACCTCACCCTCCCTTAAAAATAGACATTGGTATTTCACACAATAAAAAAAGTTTACAACACTCGATTGCCTGACGTTTGGTCGCCCACAGTTGACTGTAGGAGTTGTTACGGCGTGTGTGTGTGTGTGTGCGTCGAATGATGAACTCTTTTATAGTTATCAACGGTCGTCGTACAACGTGTAACATTGGCAATGAAGTCATTTACTTGGAACGTCACGAGCTGACACCTAAGATTAGGATTGCGTATTCATCTTACAATTATTGGGAATCTATTAGTTGTCGCATAAAAGTCGGATTCGCCAGTGGCAGAACGAAATCTGGATTCATTTTTGGCAAATCCTATATGGGGTTTACATTTGAAGCCAGTGTAACTATCAACCTTGATCCAACTGTTATTCTACTAATGGTTTATCTGGACAATTGGATGTCGATAAAAAAATTCGAATGGGATTTACGATTTAAACCCTTTCCACTGGAATTAAAGTTACGGAGCGCCATTTGTATCCGTGCCAATAGTCTCGATACATCATCATTGCCGCAAAGTTTACAACACTACGTGGCTTCGATTGGTCAAGACGACGCCTAGCGTTGTGTGTCGCCTAGCGTTGTGTGTCGCCTAGCGTTGTCGTTGTCCGGCGCCGGCGGCGATTAGAGCGATGACGACGACAAAGACGGCGATACCGATGATGACGACGGCGGTGATGTTGACGGGCGACGATGGAGGAGGATTCGGTCTAGGCAGCGGCGACGGACCTGGCGACGGACGAGGCGGCGGCGGCGGCTGAGGTGGAGCTTCAAATTTGCAATTGATGGCGTTCTTATTGTCTGAAATGTTGACATTATTATTGTTTAAATTGTCGAAAACGATTTGGCAGACGTCAGATGGGCACGTGGCGTTTTTGACGTCTTGAGTTTTCAAATAGGGTGCCGTGGCGCACGCCGGATACCAGCACCCGTCATTGAAGGGAATATGGGGTTTGACGTTGCGATAATTGGGATCGGTGGATCGTTCGACGCATTTGCAATCGGGATTGTTGGGATGTTTGACGCAATAGTTTTGCACGATCGTGTCCTTGATGTCGGCCGTTTGAGTGTTGTAAAACAGGCGACACTCGTCTCCCACCTGCGTCGTGCTGTTGATGTTGCTGCACTTTTCAAAAGGTTTACCGCTTAGAGGATCCAGAGCGCACAGTGTCGCTTCGCTGCCGCACAGTCGTTCCATCATGAGTTTGTAATTGTCATTGTCACCGAATAAACGTTTGTAATTGTCAATGACGTTGATGCTATTCATTTCATCGATATCGTATTTGCAAACGAGATTGGGAGCTTTGACTTGCCATTCGACAGAGCTCAATGGATCTACGCGACCGTCATTGAGCCCGACGTCGCATTCTTTACGATCGGGAGGCACGCAAACGCGTCGTTGAGGGCAGAATCCACCGACGCACGATTCGAACGACGTGGTTTCGTCTTCGATGCCGCCCGTTTTGTTGCATGGCAATTGTTCTGTCGAGATACTGCATGTACCGAAAGAACACGCTTGGTCGGTCGTGTACGAGTCGCGCGTGCTTGTCTGTTTCTTGAATCCGGTGTAAGACATGTGTTTATAATAAATGTATATACCTTTTACGTTACCACGACAGGTGAAGTACGAGGTCAGAAAAAAATTGACTCTGCGACCCGAAGACAAAAGGAATACGATAAATGTCACAGTCGAAGAATGCGTTAATCCAGTTGAACGATTTGGCCATGAAACATGGGTTCCAAGTCAACACTACATTTTCCATCGCGATCTCGCCGATAGCGTCGACACATCATCAACCCCTGTTTACGTGTAGGTTGCAAGTGGACGAGATGGTGACTCGCGAACACACGGGTCGCAGTAAACAGGAAGCCAAAAGAACGGCGGCTATTGAATTACTGGAACTACTACAACGTCATCACAATCGACAAAAGCCCTATTTTTCGGTACCCATCGATCCGTTTCTCTTTTGGAACGGGTCGGCTCACAAGGTCAGCGTCACGATGGGCGGTGAAACGCGGGTCGTTTCCGTTTCATGCGACCGCATTTCATATCACTATCGTCCGCCGCCGCCGCTGCCGGCGACCAATCAAACAACGGTATAAATTTGTTTTCAATATTTTGTTGTATTGGAAATCTTGAAAACACACACACAAATTAAGTTAAATTTCTGTACTGTTGAGGGACGTCTTTGACGAATCCCAATTTGGCCAGAGTGATGAGCGCTTCGTCGGCAGCTTTTTCTTGGGCTTCTTTTTTCTTGTTACTCGTACCGACGCCTAGCAATTGGTTCTTGTTGTAGGCTCGACTGACGAACATGTTGTTGTCGGCCGAACGCGAGTCCTCGTAGCGCAACTGCTGCAAATGCTGGCGCTGTTCGTCAAACAACTCTTTGAGTCGCGTTTTGCCGTCAACGAGTGCTTCATATTTGATAGAAATGGACAATTCATCGAATATGGAGGACAACAATCGGTAGCACAAATCGTATCCGGCTCCGTTGAACCATACACCTTTAATTTCGTAAATGGTTTCGTTGATGACCTCTTCGAAACAGCCAAAAAAGGCTTCGAATACATCTTCTAGTAGATTTTTTTTACGTTTAATTCTTTCTTCATTCTCTGTGGAAATGTAGTTCCAGAATCCGAGCTTCTCCGAAATGATGTTGAGCTGACCTTTGGAACCGTACTTGATCTTGAGTCGAGCGACAATGTTGACGCCGTCGCTGGTGCGCAATTGCGGGAAACGATTGTACATGTAGGACACGATGAACTTGTTGACGGTCGAATCGCCAATCTGTTCGTGGTACTCGTAATTGTTGGCCTTGTCGTAGTTGACGCTGGTGAAGGCGTTACCGAATTTGGCCATACGTTCCTCGGTCAAACAGAGTTCGATAAATTCTTTCTTGAGTTTCGCTCGAGAAAACAAATCATAAATGAGATTATAAAAACGAATAGATCTGTCACCGTGATACATGCTGTTTATAATTAGGAGGTTGACAAAAGCACTGACGATCCTAGCGTGCCATCGCAACCGCAATCACCTTCGTCAACTTCACCACCAAAGAGGTTGAAACAGTCCACCATGAAGTAGATGAGGAAGACGCTGACGAGAGCCACGAAAAGCCAAAAATAACGACCCTGTTTAATCGTCAAATCTTCTTGTATATTTTGAGCAGCATACATGTTTATTTATACGACGAATATTTAAAGAACAATAAATAATAAAGAATGGCTGACTACGTTGAAGCTTCTTCTACTAAAAAAATGCCCGCGTGGAAATCGGCTATTTTCGTCGCGACGGTTTTCGCTCTGGTATCGCTACCGTTTACGCGTCGAACGCTCGAACGAACGATACCAGCGCTACAGGACAATAACGTTCTCTATTTGGCTACCGTCACGGTTATCATGTACGTCGCGACGCTGCTCATAATTCAAGGTTCTAACTAAAAATAAATGGTAGTAATGAAGACGACGACAGAGATCGTCGCAATAGAAATATAGGCATTTTTTTCCTCGTCTTATTCGTGGTGGTGGCGCCGATCGTCGGCGTTCTCGTCTACGTGTCGCGTCGACAAACATCCGGTGGCGGCACTCGTCCACCCAATCCAAGTCCAGGTCCGGGTCCTGGTCCGGGTCCTGGTCCTGGTCCAAATCCACCGGTTCCGCCATCGAAATTGTGCGGACGACGATTGATTACAACGTTCGACCCGCAAATCGTCGCGGGAACTGACGCTTACGCCGGCAAATGGCCGTGGATGGTGAATCTGTTTAATTGCGGCGCGACCTTGATTTCCAACAGGTGGGTGCTGACGGCGGCGCATTGTATCTCCGACGCCGATTCTAACGATTTAGATTTGTTGTTTGGCGCGTTCGACACGTCTAAAAACGAGAATCAACGCATTTTGGTCAAAGCCAAACGCGTCGTCATTCATCCTCAGTACGAGAAAACCACACTCAAAAACGATATCGCTCTCATCGAATTGCCGGCGCCCATCGTGTTCGACGGCTACAAGCAACCCATCTGTCTGCCCACGCCCAATATGGTGACCCAAGGCAAAAATTTATACGCCGCCGGCTGGGGTAACACGCGTCCCGAAGCGTTTCCCGCTACGCGAGCGACCAAACTGCAAGACGTCTTGCTGCAAGAAGTGGCACCGTGCACCGAATTCAACATCAATCCGGCTCAACAATTGTGCGCCAGCAATCCGACGGGCGGTCGTATCTGTTTCGGCGACAGCGGTGGACCGCTCATGTTGCAACAGGGCGAAAATTGGCACATTGTCGGCATCATGTCGTTCGCGACGGATCCTTGTACGAAAGGTGCGGGTGGTTTCGTTCGGGTATCTCACTATTTACAATGGATTAAAGAAACCACTGGTATTCAACAATAATATAAAGAGTGCTACAGTAATGGAACAACGAGATTTTTGGATTATATTTTTGGTATTTGTCATTTTGGGCGTGGTTGGCGGTGTAGTCTTGTCTCGATCACCGACTTCGGGAGGTGCGAAACCGCCGCGACCTGGCCCTAGTCCTGGTCCGGGTCCTAGTCCTGGTCCGGGTCCGCAACCTAGACCCACAGGTGGTTGCGGCAACGTGGGCACGCAGAGCGGCGTGCAATCGTACGTCGTCAACGGCAAGGATTCGTTCGCCGGTAAATTTCCCTGGATGGCATCACTCGGTGGCTGCGGAGGAAGCGTGATTGCTCCGTCGTGGATCTTGACGGCGGCTCACTGCAATATAGCCGTCGGAGCTCAAATCGCTGCCGGTGTTTTCAATCGAGCCGTGCAAGAACCGCAAAGGCAAACGCGAACCGTTAAACGCGTCGTCAATCATCCGACGTGGAATCAAGGCGACAATTTCCGCGGCGATATCGCTCTACTGGAAGTCGATCGTCCGTTCGAGTTTACGCAATTCGTCAAACCCGTGTGTTTGCCGGCCAACGCGACGATGGATTTGAAACCGATGGTCATCACGGCCATGGGTTGGGGGTCGGTGACAGGCGACAGAGGCAGTTCGGCGACCATCATGCAAGAAGCGGAAGTTCGCGAAATGACGGCCACCATCCCGATAAAACCTGAAGAACAGTTTGCCGCCGGAGGGGGAACGAATACGACGACGTGTTTCGGCGACAGCGGTGGTCCTCTGATCGTCATGCTCAACGGACGAGCGACTCAAGTGGGCATCGTGTCTTTCGGCACCAACCCGTGTCGTCCGCCGTCGTACTATACGCGCGTGTCGTTTTTCACGTCGTGGGTGGAATCGGTCGTGGGTGCCGTGTCAAAAAACTAGTCAGCCGGCCGATACCGGGCGTGGATCCCATCGTTCCAGCGGCCGCCTCTCCGCAGCCAGCGCCCGATATTTGGCCGTCACCACCACCACCACCACCACCACCTCGCGGCGACGTAGTCGTTCGTCGGGTCGTGTGGCGACCCGTCAATCGTGTTTGGGCGCCAGCGTGGCGTCGTCGGATTTGAGTACGCTCCGCTTGTTTTCGTAGTCAAAAAGAGAAAATGGGTTCAGGCAAAAAAACGGGAGACAGCAGCAGCAGCGCCACCACCACCACCACTACTACTAATAGAGACGGCCGTGACCGTATCATTGCTCCCGAGGTGCTGATGGTTGACGAACGTGTTGACCAACTGGTTTTACCCGACGTTGATGTCCTGGTAAAGTATGTCACGTGTGAAGGTCGAGTTCGTCAATTGTCTATGCCAGTCGCCGATCGTGAAATTGCCTATCGTCAATTGACGGCCGATTTGGTCAATATCGTTTTCCTCTTTGTTTTTTTGGAGAGTGACGACAACGCCTCTGGCAATTTTGAAACATTATTTCGTCAAGAATTTCCGCTGATCGAATTGAAGTATGAAAATCCTCTAACTTTGGAAACGTTGTGCGCTCTCGATTTAGAGAAACGTGGCAAGATCAAGACAATTTTTCCCGCTGTATTGCGTCATCGAACTCGACAATTGGTGGTGAATTTTTTCGAAAACTTATTTTATTGCGACGAACAAATTGAGACTCTGTGAGAAATGGTATTTATAAATTCTATATATTACACGACGAATTGCGTCGTGTTGAAAAACGTGACGAAACCCTTGCAAATTGAAGGTTCTTGTCTGGTGAGAATTGGCACGATTTACGAAATTCAGCATTATCAAGTGAAGACGCGCGCCGTCATTCCCATTGAACGTCACACGGTGTTGGTGGCCGTTTTCAAAAAATACATCAACGATAGCGTTTGGCGCGAACACTACCACGTCCACGTGCCTTCTCTGCAAACGTTGAGTTCTTTTGTTTTGGCCGATCACAGCGTGGCCGTCCCGTGGCCGTATTCGAAATTTATTCCCGTCGAAGAAGAATTTGACGACGTGACGTTTAGCATTAGCAGCAGCAGCAGCAGCAGCGATAGCGACAGTAGTTACGTGACGACCGACTACGAAGAAGAAGAAGATTAGATCATGGACGTGTTTATCGAGAGTGACAGTCGAGGAAGTGTGGTCGATTGTCGTCAACACAATCACGTGGTGGTGTTTGGAAAGTGTACGGTACGAGTGGGAACGCAAACTCGCGTCTACGAAAAACATTGTCTTCGTTTGAAATTCATTCGCTTACCTGTGGACACGGTTCTCGTTGTAGTCTACGTCGATTGGATAGACGAATCGTTGTGGTCTCGACTTTATTTTCCTGAATCGCTGACACCTATTGGCGGTACATGCGAGATTGATTTTCCGCATCCTCGTGATTGTTTAAACATCATTTGTATCAGTTACGATAGCAACGACGATGACACAGATAGCGACAACGTATTTGATTGACACCATTGCGGAAGGGGCGTTAGACGTGGTGGCGACGGTAGTGTGTTGCGACGATTGCGAAACGGCGGCTTTTTTAGGTCACGTGGCGTGTTTGCGTCAGCCGTGGGATTGGACGTGCGCGCGAGCGGCGGCGTCGACGGGTCGTCTCGATTGTTTGAAATATTTGCACCAACGCGGTTGCGAATGGAATCATTTCGTGATGGCGGCCGCGGCACATGGCGGATTCATCGACTGTCTAGAGTACTGTATCGATCACGGATGTGCGATGGATCCTTTTGTGACGTATTGCGCGGCTCAAGCGCGTCGCGTCGACGTGTTGCACTACTTGCGTTCGCGCGGGTGCCCGTGGAATGCGGAAACGATGCGCGTTTGCGCCTACAATGACGATTTGGTCAGCGTTCGCTATTTGAGACGTCACAATTGCCCTATGCCCGACGATTGGAGCCGTGACGACGATTGCCCGTGGAATCTGATGACTCGCAACACTAGAAACAAGTGTAGAATGCTTCACGTCACGTCTCGCATGTATAAATGTCTTTTTAAAGATCCCGTTTCATTTTAATTAAATATACGTATAAATAGTGTCTGTGTAGTCGTATATATTTCTGTAGTGTTTGTAGTTTCATTTGGTGTGTGTGTGTACTGGGTAAGGCATCACATACTAAATGAAACTTTTTTGTTACCACACTGGATTGAATACACGATTTTTAACTGTATGTTTGACGGGTGGTGGAACGCTTACTTTGTCGACGTTATTGACGCCGACGTTCCGTCCTTGGACCGTTTTCAAAAAGACGGTGTCGGCTTTACTCATTTCCACGTGATCGGCCGTCATTTCCATACGATAGTCACCGACGAGCGTGCTATCGCCGTGAATGGCTAGCGAATCGACGAGTAGCGTGTAACCCAACGGGATGCGTATGCCGATAATGTCAATATGTTGATCACGCATGCGCGCCGCCATGACGAAACCTTTGGCATGTTTATCAACGGGACTCATGGCTTGTATGAAGGGATGTCGTTCGAGAAAGACTCCCTCTTTGGTCATGGCGTAGTCGTAATAGTTTTCAGCGAAATGGTAGCGAACCGAAAACATGGTTTTCTGGTTGTTTTGCGTGTCGTACGTGACGCGCGACGATTCGACGAGACGCACATTGTAGTCGATGTAGTTTCCCGGCCGGTCGGTAACGGGTACGACTAGATCGCTGTTGTTCAACACGAGCTTTCCGGCATTGGGAAAAAGACTGTCGTCAACGTTGCCCAATGAAGCGCTGAGCCACTGGACGTTGAGGCACGTGACGCATTCGGGTCGCACTATGGGCAATGTATCCACTGACGTCAACGGGTGGCGGTAGGGATCGACGCGACCGAAATACTCTAGAGGACCGATCATGGTGTCGTCGGGTGACGTGCCGCGCACAACGAGTAAATTCTTTAAATTGAGCAATAACCGGGTGGCGCACATGTCGTCGCCGATGGGTCGTGGTACGGTCTTGTAGTCGCGTCGCAGCACCGTTTCCACTCCGCATTTGAAACGAACGAATCGCATGTTTTTTATTATCACTACAGCCACGCTTGAGATGCCGTGCGCGAATTGAGAAAAAAATTCACTCGGTTAGAGATAAAAATTATCGTATCTCCAAGATTCGTAAAATGATTCAACAGCTAGCACTTGTTGTCTTTGCGTTTGGTGTTGTTCACGGAGCTATTCCTCGAAATATTCAAAATCATCAAATGGCAGCACTGGCAGCCGTTTCGACGCAACACTTGGGACACCAGGATGCGCTCAAAGTGATTATTCAAGAAAAACTGGACGCTTTCCACATGAAACTCGTCAAGAGCGTCTATACCGATGTCGGCGAATGGGTTCAATATTTCGAAAATTTCATTACGGCTAAAATATTGGATCACGAAATGTTGATGCAAAACCAAGTGGCCGATTTGGGCAGCATGTTTGAGAACACGTTGAAACTGTTTGGAAAAACGGTGAGCAAGTACGACGCCACGTTGGCTTTGTTGCAAGAATCGAGCGAAAAGATTTGGAAGTATCAGGAAAGGTACGAAACGCGGTGCGCTCGTAAATCGACGACCGATCGAACGCCTCGTCATCGTCACCGACAACACCAATCAGCGGAAGTAGTAGTACCAGAAGTAGCAGCCGCCGAAGCACCACCAGTAGCAATTTCTGCGAGCGGTGCCGAATTTGTCGACGTTGGCGGCGACTACGACGAAGCACTGGAAGCGTTCAACAACGCCACGGAATCCATCTACGTGCCAACTACGACGACCCGATCGACCATGTCTGAAGAAGTCAAGGCCGAAATCCGTCAATGGTTGAAACCTATTTTCGTTCAAGGTTAAAATTTTGTTTTTTTTAAAAAAGGTATTTTATGTTGTGTATTTTCCAAGTTTTTTTTACCTTGGAAAATTTAGCATGTGTGTAATAAAATGGAGTATGAAAATTTCATAGCCGACTACAGGAAATCCGTGTATTTCTATAAAGAATTTCAAGAGACGAAAACGAGTCGAGACATTTACAAGCATCAATCATTTTTGGCCACTTGGTTCGGCAACGTCTACAATGAAACGGATGAACTGTTGCTCTTTCACGAAATGGGAGCCGGCAAGACGTGCACGAGTATTCGCATCGCCGAACGACTGTTGACGTTGCATCCGCACGAGTATCGTGGCGTCATCGTCATCGCTCGAGGTCAAGGTTTGATCAACAATTTCGTCAACGAAATCGCCGAAAAATGCACCGACGACAAGTACAAAATCGCGCCGGCCACTTCGGCCGACGGCGAGTTCAACGAGAAACTCTTTCGCAGTCGCCAGCGCAAAAAAATCCACCAGACGTACACGTTTTTCACGTTTGAAATTCTGGCTAAAATGATCAAAGATTTACCCGACAAGGTGTTGATGCAACGTTTCGATTCGCACATCATCATCATCGACGAGGCGCACAACATTCGCGACAACGAGCACAACACTCATTTGAAAATCTACAACGAAATTCATCGCCTACTGCACGTGTTGCAGCATCGTAAAATCGTCTTGTTGACGGGCACGCCGATGAAAGACGGACCCGATGAATTGGCTGGCATCATGAATCTGATTTTACCTCTGGATCACCAAATGCCGGTGGGCAACGCGTTCACGACGACATTTTTCGACGAATCGCATCACGTCAAAAACGGAGAGCTGTTGAAATCGTATTTGAGACGACGCGTGTCCTTTGTCAAATCGGTCAACGTCGACGTGCCCAAAGTGTACATGGGTAAAGTGGTGGCTCCGTTAACGCACTTTAAATTGGTGTGTCTACCGATGCGCGAGGAACAGAACGCGGCGTACGAACGCGCTTGGCGCATGGACGCTCAGCACGTCAACGTGTACAACAACACGCGCCAAACGTCGCTGTACGTCGACGCCGAGGGCAAATGCGGAAAACAGGCCAAAGCCGTGGCTCTGTCCAAATTGGCCGACTATAGTTGCAAGTACGCTTTCGTCATCGATCGATTGGAAGAGGCTAGCGCCAAAGGTGAACTGAGTATGGTGTACAGCGATCTGATTCAAGGTTCGGGACTGTTGATGTTGGCCAAATTGTTGGATCAGCGAGGTTGGTCGTCGTCGCCGCGTCATCGTCGTTCGTACATTGTTCTGACGTCGTGCATCAGCGAAGCCAAAAAACAGCACTTGCTCGGTCTGTTCAACAGCGCCGAGAACGCCCGAGGCGAAATCATCAACGCTTTGCTAGGCAGTCGCGTCATCACCGAAGGTTTCACTTTGCGCAACGTCATTCACGAGCACATTTTGACGCCGCACTGGAATTACGGCGAAACGTCGCAAGTTATAGCTCGAGGTTGGCGCAACAGTCATCACGATTTAATCGCTATGGGTTTGCGACCGGTGGTTCACATATACCAGTACGCGGCCGTGGCGCGCACTTTTCCCAGCATCGATCTCATCATGTACAACATTAGCGAACAAAAAGATTTTCAAATCAATAAGATTGTTCAATTGGTCAAAGAATCGGCTTTCGATTGTTATCTGTTCAAGGAGCGCAACGAATGCGGCGACGACGGCGAACGCGATTGTCAGTATCGAGCGTGCAAGTTTACGTGCGACCAAGAGCCGCAAGGTGACGAAGCGTTTTCCATCACGCGCAACTACGATCTTCATTTCTACACGGGTTCCAAAGAATGGACTCGTCATTTCGAGTGGTTGCGTGACCTGTTTCGTCGTCGTTGGTGCGTTCCGTGGTCGGAATTCGAAAGTGCTACTCAGCCGCTGGACGTGACGCGCATGCAATTGGTTCAACTGATCAAGCACGTGGTCAACACGTACGTGGTGATGGTGAATCCTCGAGGCAACGCATCTCACGTTCGCTACGACGACACGGGTGTCTATTTGACGACGTTGTACGACCGAAAGCGAGCCAATTTCTACGACTACTTGTTGAGTAAATACGAATCGAAACCAATGCACACGACGGCGGCGTTGAGCATGTGCACGTATTTGCGACGCAATTTCGTGGCCGACGTGAAACGTTTTCAGAACGACAAGAATTTCTTGATCAATATGCCGACGTTTTTGCAGCGCATGTTGTTGAAAAACGTGTTGCGATTGAGGTGCACGCGACCCGAAGCGCACGTGGCTCTGCAGCGCACCGTGTGGTTGCACTACAAGTCGAGCGTGTACGAAGACGATCACCGTTTGGGCTACCATTTGCGTCGCGGCGATTCGTTTTGCGTGGACAAGAGAACGGGTTACGAGTGCGACACTCGGGTGGTGGACGATTATTTTCAAGCTCGAAAAGTACAGTTTGAAAATAACGAGTACGGATGCTACGGGCAGGAGAATCGCGATCTCGGTGAATTTTGCATCAAGATAACTGACAATGATAAAAGTAGTAGTAGGAGTAGTAGTAGTAAAAAAGGTGATGGTTGTAGCGGTGGTGCCGCCGCCGCCGCTGATCGACGTAAAATCAAGAGCGGTCGTCGCTGCGTCAATTGGCACAAATCCGAGCTGATTAAATTGATTGAAAATAAACTGAAATTTCCCGTAGATCACGCTCTGAGTCGCATTGAATTGTGTCGTCTCATTGAACTGTTTTTGAAATCCAAGAAACTGATTGAAAACGACGACACGTGCGGCACTCAGTACAAACGCAAATTGTTGGACGACGACGAAAATAACTAATTGTAACTGAGAGAGATCCATCGATATCGACCGTCGTACGCGTCTCTGACGGAAGCGTAGAGCGTGTTATCTATGCCGACGACGACGCGATTACGATGTTGTTCGGCGCTCTCTTCGGGTTCCATCATGTAATTGACCATTTATTTTTAGATTTGAATAGCTCTAAATTCTTCGAGTGAATAGGCGGCCATACATTCGCTACTGCAGAAATGAATGATTGGAAAATCGGTTTCGTACGTTTCGATAAAAACGGCGTCTTTGGCCTTGTGCTGACGACAGTGCATGCAGAGACGTTCGTGGAAGGCTAAATGTTTTTCAATGAGAAGGACCAACTGATTGACTTGGTCGTCATCGTCGGCGGCGATAATGTGAGCGTTATCGGTACTATTGGTGGTGGTTGTAGATGGCGGTTTGACGTACGTGTCGAGGAAACGCTGAAGAGCGCGTCGATCGAGATGCACTCGCGTGTACGGATTGACGCCACTTTCGTGTTCGATAATGTGAAACATTTGGCCGATAGAAAATCCGTAAATGTCGTTGCCGTCTTGCATGTAGACAATGTCCTCTTCGGCGACGTCGACGAGATGCGTGGCGTTTTTGCACACCGTTTTCCAGCTGGGTAATTGGACGAATTTAATTTTGGACGAAACCATTTTGGTCCTGCCGCCGTAATTCATTTTGACGCTGCTGTTGTTGACCAGTAGGGAATCGATGCATTCGCGTCGGGTTTCCACCCATTGATCGTACAATTGCCGGCTAACGTGCTGGAGAGTTTCGACCGGCGTGGCGGCATCGTTGTACAATTCTCCCAGTTTATCGTACTCGTTCATAAAGGGCAACATTTCAGGATTGTAGTACTTTTTTTTGAATCGTTTGACAAAGACACTTTCGTGGACGATCGACAGTTTGGGATTCAAAAATATAACGAATCGACACATTTCGTCGATGAATTGACGGCCTACGGTGAAGCGTTCGGCAAAGACGTTGATGACGCGCCGAACATAGTCGCAGTCCATGTCGAGACGACATTTGATGTAGCTCTTGAAAAACTGGCCGTACGTTTCGACGTCGACGTTGGCGTCGAGAATGCGTTGAATTTCATCGGTCCTGATGTTGTGCTTCCAATTGACGAGATACTGTTGCTGAGCGTTGAAAATCTCTTCGTTTTGTCGGAAAAGTCCGTACTGGGTGATGATGCCGACGATGAATCGGTATTCGACGTTTTTATGAACGACGGTGGTGACGTTTCCCTGTTGGGATTTACGTCGAGCGACGCTCTGCACGTCGAAATAGAACTTGTTGGCTCGATGATAGGTGTTTCCCTGATCGTCGCGAAGCGAGTCTTGCAAGATGATGAGCGATTCGGCGGCTAAATTTTGAACGCACAAATAAATGTCGTTGACCTTTTCTTTGAACCAAGGTAGGATGCGATAAAAGTCACGTATTTCGTTGAAAAATCCATCTTGATTGAAACGAACAGTTTCCGGCTGTCGTTTGGGTGTGTCGATGACATTTTTTTGCGAATCGAGACATTTGGTTTCCATCGTTTTATTGTTGTGTGCGCGCGCACACGAATCGCGGTATATATATATATATAAAGTGCTACACGTGTGTGTGTGCCCCACAAAAAAATGCTAGACCTCTTACCGGAAGAAGTGTTGCGCCAAATAGCCGCGTATTTGTCGTACGTCGACTACAAGAATTTGTGGTACGTGATGCCGAGCGTGAGAAGCGAAACGAGACACGCGTTCGCCGAACGACTGAATGATTATTTTTCAACTATCGAAACTTTGGCTACAGCGTCGGAGTGTCCAGAGTCGACTACACAAAATCGGTTAACGGTGGAATAGTTTCGCGAGCGCCAAACAGTTGGTGATTGATGTAGAGAACGTGAAGACCGAGATCGGAGGGCGTGACGCGAAGACCGTAAAAATTGGCGTACGGTCCGGCTTTGGAGAGAACGCGCTGAGACACATCTTTGGTGCCGTCTGTGATGACGACGAGATCGAAAAGCGATCGCGACACGTGTCGTTCGGGCCACAGCGAGTACTCGTCTTCGTTGAGAAGAAACGAGCACCGATGTTTGGTCATGTTGAAGGGACGATTTTTCCATTTATAGAGACGAGACGACCATTTGATCTTGTACCACACGTAGACCCAGTACAAAATTGGATAGATAAAAGCTCTGAACAAGAGTGTGGCAGCCGACAGTAGAAGGAGAGCCAGAGTGTAATACAAACATCCTAGAATATCTATATCCATATTTTGTTTTTTGGAAATCTTTTGTTTAGCTGAATAAAAAATGGGTACGTCAATGTCACAGCCTCGGCGACAGACTATAGATCGACAACATTATGTGTACTACTATTGCATTGGCGGCTACTATTGTTTTTACCGTCCTTGTGTAGTGTGATTCATTTAATTCCAATTAAATGAATCGCAAATCATTGTCAGAATACGTTATTTTCGTCACAACGACTATCGTTCCAGCTACTGCAACCGAAAGAGTTGCGTTTCTCATACCATTTGTCTCTCTCATAGTTGTGTGTTTCTCTCAGTAAGCCATTGACACGTGAAACAACGTCACGAAATCATTCGGTCCATCTATGGAGATATCAAACACCGTGATGACGAGCACGGACAAACGCATCGACAAATATAACCCTTTGCAGGTGCCTAAAGTGCCCATCAAGGGTCACAACCAACTGTATCAAAAGAAAACCTCTACGGGTCAGAAAAGAACGGCAGTCTAGTCTGCCATATACAATCATCCACGACGACGATTTCCCCGCGCACGATTTCCTTTACGACCGCATCAACATCGACCTTACGCATGGTGGAAAAAGGAAAGAAAAGACCAATCCGAAACTTAATCCGAAACGGGATCGACGTACCACTGAGTGTGGAAAAAAAGAACAAAAAGTCCAACGACGACGTCTAGTAGCCAAAGAACCCGAAAAACTTTTCCTGTTGATAATCACCGCCTTGGATAATAAAAATCAACTAATTCTCGGTCGAAAGATTCGAAAGACAGTCACTCACGTATCTGAATGAATTCGATATCCCCCTCTGTCGCAAACAGCTCCACTAAACTGTAGATCCCATGAACACAACTAGTGCCATTTTACGAAATTAACAAATGATCTGAAATCATTGGAATCTCAATCCCAACTCTCTGTATCAGGTACACAAACAAAGTTGTGAAATGACCCACCCCTTAGAAACATTGGGGGAATGGAGAAATAACCACCCGATCTATCGCCGAGTGAAACCCACTATACAACAAACAACAAAGTTGCGTGTCATCAACCATGCCAGTGAATTACCAACACAGTCCACATTTAGTTCTTTACATACTTTCGTAGACTGTTGTCTCCTTTATTTCCTGCTACACCCACTACTTATTACTTTTGTAACCACACGTCACACCTTGAACGTGAAATGACCACACTCTTCTCCCCAAGAGTTCAATTGCCTCCCTAGTTGGGGGTACCAATAAATTCAAATTCTCCATGATTTTTTAGTGTGATGGACGCGGCCATTTAAATTTGCCAAACAATTCCTTAAAACCAATGCAATCACGTGGCCTCGTACAACACATTAAAACAGCAACGCACAAAAAAGCCTGGCAGAATCCTCATCGCTCGAGCGTCTGATTCGTTACGTTCCAGCTTCACACACTGATAACGAATAACCAACAAATCAGACGGTCGAGTAATGACAAAGACACTGCCACGCCTTTTTCGCGCGTTGCTGTTCCAACGTGTTGTACGAGGCCACTTGATTGCATTGGTTTTAAGGAATTTTTTGACAGAATCAAATGGCCGCATACAGCACATTAAAAAAGCAACACAATCTATTCGAAAAATAACCCCTTTTGAAAAATCAATTTGCCATTTGAAGAACCTAATACACACAGTATCCCATATTATCATGTATTTAGACTTATTTGCGGCTGTTGAGAATTTTCTTTTGAAATTTACTCTTCATCGTGTGAACGTTGATGCGAGGATCGTAGCCGAAACGACGACCAAAGTACATCATGGCGTTGTAGCGACGGTGTTGGTGAGCGATGAGAGTGAGACTCGTTTTGGCTTCAAACTCGTCGAGAAAGTACATGAAAAACGACAAACTGATATTGTGCCTAATCATGCGCATATTGAAATCGGGTCGAGCCAATACGTTGGACAGAAAATCGATGGGATCGCCAAAGGAGCAGAGCGACAAACGATCGATGGAGCACGTCGACACGTCCGGTGACTGTTGCGTGTCGGGTAGACCGAGCCAGTGATAGACGGCAGCCGAACATTCGCTATAATCGATAATCGGGATGACCATGCGACGCATGATGATGTTGAGCGATCGAGCGTCGGTGCACGAACGCAAAATCGTTTTGCACGTGTCGACGTTTTCGATGAGCGGATAGTCGTGTTCGGCGACGAGCCGAGCCAGCATTTCGAATCGCATGCGACGCACCAACCAGTCGGCGACGCGAGCATCCCAGCCGTGCATTTTAGCTAGATAGACGCACGTGTCGTACGTGTCGACACACGTGTACGTCATCATGGGATGCTGACCCAAGAGAGACGAATTCAGGTACTCGACGCACGGTCGCGACTTGCGAGACAAATGGACGAGATAGCAAATCTCGAGATCGGTCAACAACGTTTTCGGCAAGAGGTACTCTAAAAAGGTGACGAGACGTTTTTTGGCGGCGCGCACGCACAAGTCGACGAGAACGCGATTGTCTTCGTGATGTTGCATCGCCAGTCCCTGGTGTAAACAGTGGACATGCTGGGTATCGAAACTAGCCACGAGTTTGACGGGTCGCTGACAGCACACGCTGCTCTTCTTGTTCTTGACAATGACTTTCATTTCTAGAGGTGGTTGAAAGGGATTTGGTGGAAGATGTCTAGAGCGACGACGAGAAGTCAAATTCGGTCAGCCGAGCAAAATTTTACCGAGAGCAAATTGATTACGTACGTCATCGACGAGGTCAAAAAACTTGAAAGTCAAGCACGGCCGGACGCGCAGTTACCACTGCACTGTCGAGTCTGAGCGGTGCGCGACTTTACAAAGGGTTTGGTTGTGTTGAATCCATCTCATTTCCGTTGATACAACAATTTATAGGGCACAGAAAAAACCAAAAAAAAAACCAACAAAATAATGTTCTCTTTTGATTTTAAATTTGGGTACACTCTATTTCTTT